CGCTTGCCGAGGTGGCTTTTTCTGTCGCAGTTTGCGCTGATTTTTGAGCCTGTGATACAGATTGAGCTATGTCGTCAAGATAACTTCGAATAAGTCTTTGAATTTCAACGTCAAAATCCTCAACAGTTCCCATTCGCTTAACTATTCCGGGCGCGAAACACATCCATATTTGCTGTTTTTTCGTATCGGAGTCAGTCGATACCGCCCATTCTCCGGCTTTCATTTTTGATGGGTCAAACTGTGCGTATGCCCCTCGTCTCATTTGAATTGCCATAAGCTATACCTCACTTTCATCAACACCTAATTTCTGACACAATCTTGAAAACTTATCTTCCAATTCATCTATGTGTTTTTGCATTTTATCAATCTTTTGCTCGTCTCCGGCAAGTCTTAAGATTAGAAATTGCTCATAGTTCATGCCGTAGTACAGCGTATCATCATCCGATGTGACTTTATTCTTGAAAATCATATTAAGGTTTTCATCGGCATGTTCTTTATCTTTAAGATTCTCGATTATATCCTGTGCCATTGCTCCAAAATATAACGGCTTGTCTGAATATCCTTGTCTGTTAAGATTGTATTGGAATAAATCAACCGAGCCTACTGCGTCAATATAATCTTGATTAATTGCTTTAATATTCTTTTTTAAGCGTTTATCTGACGAACTCCATACCCAAGTAGCATCAACTTGAAAACTTAAGGCACTGCCATCCCAGTCACAATGATAAGTATGTCCTGTTGCATTGCCACACATTGCATATCCTCTATCGGTTTCTCTAAATTTATCAGAGCTTATCTCTTGAGCATACATTGTCTGTGCACCTATAGAGCCTGTGGCTCCGTAAAGGGTAATCAAGTTCTCATCATTTTTGACAATTCGCAATACCGCACCATTCATCCAAAGCTCATAATTGTTTCCTGAATTGTCAGTAGCTGTTAAATCAATCGTTGAATTACTTAAATTTCCGTTCAGTGCAATACTTCCACCGGACATATTAAAATTTGAAGCGGTTACTTTTCCATCGTTGTCAACTACAAACACTCCATTTCCAATATCAATTGTTCCGCCAACAATATTCTTGCCAGTAATTGTTGTTCCTGTGATGTCCTCCGCGTCAACTGAACCAGCCTTAACATCAAGTGCATTTACATAGCTTGTAGTCACTGTGTCTTTGGTTATCTGAGTGACTTTAGCAATAGTGTCAGCCACATTATCCCAAGCAATTTTCACACTGCTATCAAGTGTCAAGCCTTTATTGTCAAGGGTGACAAGCGCCTTTCCGTTTGCGTCTTTGACATACTGCTTGCCGTTTGTGTTATTCTCACCGCCTAAAGTGAGCGTGCCGCCATGCGCCCAGTCAAAATTAATGCCAATAGCTGACATAATATTGAAAACAGCGTTTCCGTCTTTATCAACTCCGGCATTCCACGTTTTACCATAGTCACTTGATACAGCCATGCCATTAGCTGTCATTTTCCACTGTATGTTGCTCGAATTAAGGTCGGCTTTATTATGCATAATGTAAATAATTGAGCCATCCTCTTGCACCTGTTCAGTCTTAAAAAGTCCGAGCGATTGAGACATTAGCTGTGTCAGCAATTGCATTTGCTTATCATATACACTTAGTTTTGCCTGTGCAACTTCCCTAGCCTGTACGATAGCCTTTGTCTCATTACTAAATTTATCAGCACTATTCCTTGAAGCATTTTCAGCGTCACACGAAATTTTAGTGCCACTTCCAACTGTAAATGTTCGGTTGGAAATAAAACAGCTATAGGTATTCTGCTTGCGGTCTGTCACAAGCGCCACATCTCCGCTCTCAATCAGTGGGTTTGACAAGAGCGTAGCGTCAAGAGGTCTGAACCTCATGCCACCTATTTTTTTGAAGATATAATTTGCAACTGTCTGTGCCTTGCCTGCCGAAATAAACGGATTATCAGAGATTGAGACTGTATATCCCTCTTTTCCGGCAAGTACATTAACATCTTTTGCCTTATCCTCTTTTGAGGTTACAGTTACCTTTACCCCGGTGATAACAACATCATCGGTCGCAACATTCAAGTCTTTTTGCGTATAAATATTGTGGTAATTTCTCGCTTCTGTAAATGTTCCGCCATCAGCACTATCTCCATCAGAATACTTAAATGTTCCACCATCAACACTATCTCCGTCAGAGTATGGTGTAGTTTTCGTGCTAAAAGTTCCACCATTGTAATTTTGGCTTTCAAACTGGCTCATATCATACCAACCGATAAGTAATTCACCATCGTGACCGCATTTGCCCCACAATCCGCTCAACTGTAAGATGTAAGCTATTACCTGTCCATATGTGAGTTTTTGATTATCGCTTGGTATCTCGTTAATCACGTAATCAGAGTTGTCGAATCTCGCCATGGTAAAAGGTACATCGCACTTAATACAAGCGTCTCTGACTACCTCATACGCTGTCGTAGGGTAGCTTAAATTGCTGTCGTACTCACGATTGAAATTATTAATATTGTCAAGGCAAGTAAGCGTTATGAGTGAGCCATCATAACTTGTTTCGCTGACTCTATACTCACCGATTTTTAGTTTTTCACTTGTGCCATCAGAAAAGCTTTTTGAAACATATGTTGTTACGCTTGCCTTATCAAAATCATACTTACTGTAATCTTCATAAATGTTATTCAGCTTAATTTTCAGTTTCCCGGTAATCAAAGCCCCGATTGTGAAAGTGCCATTGCTTGATGTTGAGTCATTGACCTCGAAGCCATTCGCCCACAGCTCACTATCACTAACAGGGATTTTTTCACCGCTTGCCGTAACTATGTCAGCAAAGCAATTTACGTTTATATCATTATCGAGCATTACTGCCCTTTGCCATTTAGCCGATACGTTAAGCATTTAATCACCGCCTTATACTTCTATGAGAGGAAAGCTTAATACCTCATACCTCTTATTGCCAACAGTCCATATCTTGATAGGTGCACTTCTGTCACCTACATAGAATGTACGTGTTTCGTCAGTGCCACTCATAGCGTCAGGATATGTTACTCTGATATATTCGGGGTTTACCATTTGAAGTATCTTTGCTGTCCTAGCCTTGTCTGTACCATTCCACGACAATTTAATTTGTCGTTTCTGTGCTATTCTATTCTTGTGCATTTTGCCGTCTTGTGTTCGTCCACTATCACTTGCAGACACATCAATTAAGCCCCATTCAAAGCTTGATGGAGTAGGTAATTCTACTCCGTCTACTAACATCATTGCCATATTGTTTTGTTACCTCGTAAAAAGACACCCACGCAAGGGTGAGTGTCTTAGCCAAATTCATTTGCTACAATATATCGTTGTCCGTGCTTTGCTTTACCTACCTGTGTCATGCGATAGAGTGTTTCGCTGTCGCACTTAAACACATTTTCAATGATAGGCGCAGGATTTCCACCGGCATTAGAGTTCATCATTACTTGTGCCATGCCCTCCATAACAGCCTGTTTAATTCCCTCTGTGATTTGTTGGTTATTTGCTACCACGTTTTTGCCGTTTGAGAATTTACCTATCATCTCATTATGGTTTGCTAAAAACATTCCGTCCTCGCCCTTTGGGAAACCGCCTTGACGATAATACCTAATAGATATTTTTGGCAAACTGAATTTTCCAAAATCTTCCCAACTTACTGACAGGTGAGGGATTTTAATTTTTGCTGTTATGCTCGGTAAACTAATTCCCCGCCAAACACTAGGCAGATTATTCATCTTCCTTTCTGTTCCGCTCATGGAATTGTTTGTATTTGCGAGTGACCTACTAGCTTTGGATGCAAAATCTGAAAATGAGCTTTTAGCGCCATTTGTGCTCGAATTTGCCTTGTCTTGCATTTCCCCCATTTTCGCCTTGTTGCCATTAATAGAGTTGTTTATTGAGGCAAGGAATCCCAAAAGCCCGTTTTTAAGCCTTGAGAAAGCACTTTGAGAATTTGTCGAGCTTGTACTTGACTTATTCTCCATCTCTCCCATTTTGCCTTTAGTTCCGTCTATGCCGGAGTTTATATTGCTAAATGCTTGCCCTAACGCGTTTGCGAGTCCATTAAACACACCCTTTGAATTGGTTGTGCTTGTACTTGACTTGCTTTCAAGTTCTCCCATTTTATTTTTGGTGCCGTCTATTGCCGAATTTGTACCGCTTAGAGAGTTTTTTACACTATCACTTGCGGTTTTGTGAGACGAACTAATGTCGCTTGTATCGTCTTTTGTCTTTTTCCTGTATTCGTCAAGTTTGCGTCCGGCTCCCGAAATATGCTCGCTTGTCTTTCCTACGCTTTTTCCGACACCATTCTGCATATCCTGTACAGCTTGGTCTACTTCCTCTCCATATTTCTTAACATCATCTTTCGTTACCTTTGCGCTTTCACTTATAAGTGGCAATTCTACAAAAGGCAGTTTATTTAGCTTTGTAATAATTCCGTTAATGAAGCCCACTAGCCAGTTATTTACATCTGTCACGAGGTTTCCACCAAACTTTGCCAAATCTCCCGAAATATATGTTAATAAATCAGTCCACCAACTTGTGTCACTTAGGTTTTTGAAAATATCGCCCCAGGTAACATCTGTTCCGGCTATCCAATTTCCCACTGCTAAACCTATGTTTGCGGCAGCAAGCACTATAGCCACAGATACAGATATTTGCCATGAAGCACCAAGTAATTTAGCTCCAAGTCCTGTCATTAAAGGTGAAACAATAGAATTGACATTAGTTCCCGATGAGTCGAAAAACAGTGAAACACCATCTGCTGCAAGAACTAATCCAACCTTTGCAGAAACACTCGATAATTTTGACGATAATAGTGCGCCAACTTTTCCGTCTATTCCTGTTAATTTTGCAAGAGCAAAACCGGCTACAATCGTTGCGCTCAAAGGGTCTTCTTTAAACCAATTTGCAAGCCCTGTTATAATGCCCTCTGCTAATCCATTGACAAGCTCGTGAACGTCTTGAAAAACTCCTATCCAGTCAATATTTGCGAAAAATGTGCCTATTTGAGTACCGATTTCAGCCCAATTTGTGTTCTCTACTGCTGCTGTTAGAGTTGAGAGTATTCCTTTAGCCCATGCCGATATAGTCTGCCCCAATAACGCAAAATCAAAATTCTCAAAAAATCCATTAATGCCGTTAGCAATCGACAAGCCAAAATTAGTCCAGTCGAATGTTGTACCGAATGAATTGAGGAAATGCAAAGCTGTGTTTAGCGAACCGGCTATTGTTGCGCCTAAATCATAAAAGAGTCTTGGACTGATTAAACCATTCAGGAAGTCTGCAAGTCCTTTTCCGAAATTGTCAGCTTTCTGATAAATCTTCTTCCAATCAATACTCTCCATAGCACTCGCAAGAGCGTCACCGATGTACTTTCCGAGCGAGTAAAGGTCTTTGATTGATGATTTGTATTTTTCGAGCAATCCATCAGTCTTTTTCAGTGAACTATTAACGCCACCGCCAGCTCCGCCACTGCCTGAACCGCCACCACTGCCACTATCGCTGTTATCGTCAAGTGCGTGTATCTCATCTATGCTAAGCAGTGTCTTTTTCAGTTTTTGTGCTTTCTTGTTGGAACTATCAGCATTATTGCCAATATCGCCAACTCCGTCAGCTATGTCCTCCATGCCGTCAGCCGTGGCACCGCAACCGCTTATCTCGATAGTCCATCCGAAGATTGCTCCGAGTGCGTCAGCTACAGTTCTTGTAAAGCTGATAACCTTGAGCATTACTTTGCTTAAGGCTTGAACAAATGGTTTTAGAGCATTGATTACTACGCTACCTATGATACTGCCCCATGCTTGAAACTCTTGCTTAAGGACTCTTACACTGTTAGCCCAAGTGTTGGCAGTTTTAGCAAAATCACCTTGCGCGGCTTGCGTATTAGCCATGACATAGTTGTACCTTAAAAGTACCTTTTCGGCTTGTGTCATGGATTTAATATTTGCGTCAAGCCCGTTTTTCATAGCCCACTCTGAAAGTGTGGCTTGTGTTAAATCAAGTCCGTATCGCCTTAACGGTGCAATTGTTCCCGAAAAAATAGATTGTAAGCTCTTTGCAACATCGGCTTGGTCTACATCATAGAATGAAGCCATGTCACCAGCTAATCTTGTAAGATTAAGCGACATATCAGCCATACTGTCTGTAGTCTTGTATAGCGTGTTATTTTGGCTCATAAGAGCTTTATTTGCCACTGCCGTACCATTTGCCACTTGTTCTGATGAAATGCCTATAGAGGTACCTAACGCTTGGAAACGGCTTGATATTTGCTTAACTGTCAGCTCCGACATTCCAAAGTCTTGAATTGATGTTTTTGTAAAATCATCAACTTTGCTTGCCATATCGCCAAACGTGGTATCTACTACGTTTTGAACCTCTGTTAATTGGCTCGCTAAATCAACTGCACCGCCTATTTTCCCAACAGCTCGCATAACCAACCAATAAGTTGCATAAAACTTACCGATAGTTGAAGCTAAGCCCCTGAATCCACTTCTTGTACTCTTAATTGACTTAGTTGTGTTTGAAAAGCCTGTTATGAGCGACCTACTAGCCGAACCAACTTTTGCGCCTTGTTGCGACAGATTAGCAAGTGCATTAGTCATTTGAATAATGTTACTGTTGACTCTCGGTGCGTTAGATAATGTTGTCATTACCTCTTTCAAGGCACTACCAAGGTTCCTGATGTTATCTGCAGCATACCCGGCTGATTTTGAACCGAGCTTTGAGATTGAAGCTGTTAGTTGTGTAATCTCTGCTGATTGCTTTGAGATACTCGCAAAGCCCGACAATTCTGTTGCCATGCTTTTTAAGGCACTTGCCGAGCTGACAAGTCTTGCAGTATCAAGGTTGCCGAGTTTTTCCATGTTGGTTGCAATCTTGCTAAAGGTACGTGTGTCAATACTGCTCACGCTTCTAAGTGATGTTGCAAGTTGTGACATTCCACCCGCAAAATTGCTTATGCTTGCACCATTGAGGGAATTGAGAGTACTTCCAAGTCCTTGCAACTTGCTTTGTAAATTGCCTATGGCTCTAGTCGCTTGCTGCGCGTCCGACTTGATTTGAAGCTCAATGCTCTCTGCCATTTTCTCACCTCCCTGTATGTAATAAAAAAGAGAGCTACACTAAAGTAGCTCTCATGTATTTAGTCTTTGAGCAGATAGTATGTTGTAATTAATCCAACATATCCATCTTGCTTAAGACCTCTATTCTTTTGAAATACTTTGACACATTTAGTGAGATAGTCCGTCCACTTGCCGTAATCGGTATCAAGTTTGTAAAAATGATACTTGTCGTGTAGAGTTTTTCTCAGCCACTTAATGGCTGTCGGGCAGTTATGTCTCTGACCGCTCCACAAATTGTGATTTTTAGCAAATCTCTGTGAATTAACTCCAAATCTGCCATCTTCCTTAAGTTCGTCTGTGTCAAATCCGATGTTCATAGCATGTTGCCATTTTCTTACATCATCATTATCGAGGTAATATTCCTCATTGCCTTTCCAAGCGTTATTCTTTACCGGAGTTGCTATTGGTGCCGAACTATTCTCTATTCCATCACCCTTATTAAGCTCAATGTATAGTAAGTTAGCATCTGTGCTGTTATTCAGGCCGCTACAGGTAAATGCGCTCGAATACTGCCAGCCATACAGAGAATGTTGAATAACAGGCTTCTTTGCACTATTAGGCTCATCACCAATAGACATCCCCTTAGTTGACGGATAGCGCGCAATCCAAAACGGACAGTTAATCTGATTTGCGTATGGCGCAATGTACTGATTGTAAAAGCTAAGCCCTGTGTATACACCAAAGTTAAGACCGGCACTCTTGATAACGCTCTGATATGCGTTGATAATGTCAATAAGTGTCTGTCCAAGTCCTTGCTGGCACTTATCCTCTACATCTAACCAAACAAAGGTTTTTCTTCCGTTAAGTGTCTGAATGACCTTATTTGCGTCTGTCTTTGCTTTCTCTACTGTTGTAGCGTATGAGTAGTTATAAACACCTTGTATTGGCATTCCTACACCAGTACAGCCTTTCCAGTTTTGCTCAAAAGTTTTATCCGGATTAAGGTCTTTGCGGATTATTTTTAGGATTGCAAATTGCACCCCAGCCCACTTAACCTTGCTCCAATCAATATTCCCTTGATATGACGATACGTCAATTCCTTTATATGCCATATTTTCACCTCATTAATCAGGACTTTCAGGTAGTCCCGACTGTCTCAATGCGTTAATTCGTTGCTTCATCTCGTAAACGGCAATTTCCTCATTAGACTCCTTGTATTTAGGCTCGTTATCTTTTGAGTATTGCTCATTCAATGATTTCTCAATGTATTTCGCTCTTGCTTTGTTGCCGTTCAAAGCTCTGTCGATAGCTGTAAGAGTTGCGCTTAGTCCGTATGTGCCCCACCAAGCCCACATGTTGGAGTCGGCTTCTTTTTGCTCAAGCATATAAGCCTTTGAATAAGGCTCTAAATCAGCCGGACAAGACATATCTATGTCCTCAACGCTAAATCCATAGCCTTTAGTTGCCAAAAGCCAATATGGGCGGATTTCGTTACAATATACTTCCCACGTAAGCTCTTTTACTTCTTGATTGGCTTCTTCTTGGCTGTCTGTACCTCTTTCGCCAGCATCTTTGATAAAAAACTGTTTTTCTCCATTTCAGCCGACAAATCGTTGTAGAGCGACATTATATCTCCACCCTCTTCATTCTCTGGGTCGAGATAATCGTCAAGCAAATCATACATCTTCGCTAATTGCTTCTCTTTTGCTTCTTTATCGTCAAAATCAAAGCCAAATTCGTCAGCGTGAAACTTTTGCAAGCCCACGAGCAAAAACTCTGGTAAAAATCCAAGCATGTTGTCAACGGCTTCAAGTCCCTCGTCCTGTTGCCCCATCCCTACGAGCCTTGGGATAATTTTATTCTTATATACCGGTGCATATCCGAATTTAACTGTGTATTCTTTTCCGTTTAATTTAATTTTCATTTTATCTTTCCCTTTCTCCCTAATTTATATAGGGAAAGAGGCAGTATTAAAACTGCCTCAATTACCTTACTATATTGTTTCTTCAAGTTCGCTGTCAGCCGTGCTATCATCATAGCCAACCGCTACGGCTTTTTCCGATTGGCTCACCCTTTTTTTGTGAGTGTGATTGCTGTTGGGTAGCCTTGGTCATCCTCTGTTACCGCAACATCGTAGTTATCCTCAATCCACTTAGGCACTGTCTGAACTGATACAGTCGCAGTTCCTGTTAAGTGGTCATCAGAAGCCTCACCTGGGGCGAATGACTCTTGTCCAATAAAAGCGCAGATACCCTCTGAACCTTTTCCATCTGTACCATAGAGAATGATGAAATCGAGCTTCTTACCCTCGTTAGTTACCATCTCATCCTTGTACTTCTTCTCGAAAGCTCCCTCAACTTCCATAGAGCCGGCTGAACGTCTGCCCATTTCCTGTGTCTCTACTAAATCCTCAAGAGTTGAAGTATCTACCATGTTCTGTGAACCGAATGGTGAGGGAATTGATTTTGCTCTAAGTAAGAGCTTGTAAGTTCCAGCCCAGTAATCGCCACTTGTGGCGGATGCGGTTGGTGTCTTGTAAGCAATTCTACTTTTTAAACCTGTTGCCATTTGTATTACCTCCTAATTTTTCATAAAAAAAAAGAGCCAAAAGGCTCTTATAATCTATCGTTCCAGTCGAATGACCGCCTAGCACGTAATGTTGCTGTCCATAATTTGCCGTTTTTTCTAGCGAATGGGGCCGGTTTCAATGCGAATGACATAGCTTTGTATTCATCAGCCACTGTCTGCGCCACATTCAAAGCCTCTGAACGGCTTTTATTTGTTGTAACAATTACTTGTGCTGTAAATAACACTGTATTTATTCTTTCGCACTCTAAATCCTCATTCTGTTCAATAGGTTCGAGTGCTTGAACTAGCACTGTTGGGAAACTAGCCGCCGCACTGTCCGACTGTTCCTCTTGCGTGAATTTTAGCTTGGGATATTTAGTTTTCAATTTCTTCTCGCATCGGGTTTTTAAAATCGCATATGTGAGATTTTCAAGGTCATAAACCCATTGATTTTGACTTGCCACTTTATCACCTCAACTAAAATTTTTCCGTGCCGTTCTCATAATGTCATTTTCCATTTCTACAAATGCGTGATACATCGGCATTGTAGGTGTAATGCCGTATGAATGGTGTAATTCTCCGCTTTCGTCTCTCCAATACCAACCCTCACTATCGAATGCGTGTGTCTGTCCCGGGAAAGTGCCCTGACCGCCCCTTGCGTCATTGAAATGTGGTTTAGCTTTCCAGCCTGAGCCGTATTCAGCCATAAGCAAAGGCGATACATCAACTGTTTTGAGTCCGTCAGCCGTTTGCCATGTGCTTTGTATCTGCCCTGTTTCGGTAGCAAGCACAATAGCCGTACAGCCGTCCGTTGTATCTTTAATTTCATAACTAAATGTAATATAGTGTCCGAAATTGCCTGTATTTGCTTGTGCTACGGCTATGCCATTACTGGCAAGCTCTCCGACAAACGCTATGCACTTGTCTTGTAAGCGGTCTTTGTATCTTTCAAGCTTGTCTATCGCATCTTGTATAGATTTTTCCGTCAGAGAAACGTCAATCTTCATAATTACACTTCTTTCACAACTGCTTTGAGCATGTATTTAACTGAATAGAGAGAGGGTTTTACTCCCACTATTGTAAAGTCTGCGGAAGTCGAATCAACTAATTCGTTTTCGTCCTTTGTAGGCTCGCTATCAAGCCAAATAACGTCACCTTTTTTTAAAGGGTATTCTCCTCTGTCTGTCAGCAAAACAGCGTCAAAATCAGCCGTATTAAAGCCATATTCCTTGTTCTGCGCTTCTCCTCCGTCAAACGATATATTCGCCCGAAAATCAACCGGCTCCGAAAAGCCTGTTTCCTCATGGGTGTAATATATCTTCTCTCCGTCCTCTGTTTCATAAAACTTTAGATTTCCGTCCTCGTCTTTTTCATAGACTGTGACTGTTTGACCTTGAAGCGCGTATTTCATGGCTTGTTTATTAATGTCAAGCATTTTTCTTTACCTGTTTATAAATCTGATTAACACCTGTGCTTGATAATCCGGACACAATTCCTACTGCGATTGCATTAAGAATGTCATTCGCCGGAAAGTCTGGTATTACATACATACCTACAATGCCTAAGATACCACCCGCAACGCCTACAATTATAGGAATGTAATTATCCTTAATATGTGGGATTGCTTTGGCCCCTAAACCTATCAGATATGTAATTACAACGATTGCAACTACTGTTGATACTGATGTTATATCCATTCTGCTATGCCTCCTTATCTTCGTTAAGTCGTGCTTCCAATCCGTCTATTCGGTGGTGTGCTGACTTTACACTTTCCTCAACTTTAATAATCCTGTTATCGTGAGAATTAAGTTCTCTTCTCATTTCTGTAACTTCATTCTTTATCTCTGTTGTGTTGCTTGATATTGTGTCAAGCTTCATATTTATGCGTGTATTTTGCTTTACACGCTCCGTAAGTTCTGCGTTGTCAGACTTTTTGTTGCTCTTAAGATTAAGTCCTAAGGTAAACAGTCCGAAAAAGACGGAAAAAGCAACTGAAATAATGCTTATAATTACTGCTATTGGCATTGATATACCGCCTTTCATAATTAATAATGGCACACCGCCCACCACCACTTAATGTGTACCACCTGCTACCACTTTACCGACATCAGTAAAATGGTAACGCGCAATCTTCTTTTGCTTATAGCACTTTGACAAAAGGAAATACTCCGACAAACAGCTTATCTCTGTCTTTCCATGTACGACTCACTCCGCCCTCACTTAATGCGCTCATGTAGTTCTCGCCGGCTTGTGAATGGTCGTAGACAGCAAGATTGATAATAACGTTCTCAAACTGCTTTAAATCGGCAGTTACATCATCATCAGTGAAAGTGTCCGGATAGCACCTTTTTGCTTTCACATCTTCCGTAGCTTGCTTAATGAGCTGTTCAATAAGTGGGTTATCTTCCTTTTTATCGAATACAACCACATCAGATGTTGTATAATCATCATTCGTGACTGTATCAATATGAAATTGTCTAAGTCTGATTTTGACTCGCTCCAATGTGGTGTATTCCATGCCAAGCTCCTTATAATCCAAACTTTTCAATTAACATTTTCTTCAAGTCACCGCCATTTATTTCTGTGGCATTTTCAATACCATTTTCGCTCGCAAGCTTCTTTAGGTCGGCTGTTGACATTCTGTTAATTTCTGTCTTTGTGTATATAAAATCAGAAGGCACCGGATTGCTATTGCTTTCCGGCACCTCGTCTCCGACTTTATACCACACTCCATCATGCTTTATAGAGTGCGTTGCTATCATAAGCCTTAATCCTCCTTAACTTTGAGAACCATAACGCTATCCATACCCTCGAATGTAGGTAATCCAATCATAGATACGATACAGTGAGTATTGATAGGATGATTTGTAGTATATGTGTATACAGATACACCGGTCTCAACAAGTGAGAGGTTTCCGTCTGTGATACTTCCGCTTCTTTCCTCTGGAGTCTTACCGAATGTGTAATCACCAAGGAATACTCCGGCAGACTGCGCAGATACAATGCCTGTTGGCACAAAGTACTGTGTCTGTCCTGACTCGTCAACATAGAGCTTATCGTATACCTCAATCTCGATACCATATCCTCTAAGGTATTCAGTAACCTGTCCTTGCTGTAATCTGATACCGCCATTGTAAGCAGTGATACCGAGTACCTGTTTCTTTGTGTCCTCTGCCTTAAGCACCATTTCCCAAGTCTCTGTATTCATGGTGAAACGTGTAAGTGAGTAGCCTGTAGCCTTTGCAAAATCTCTACGAGCTGTGATAAGGTCATCAAGTGGCGCACATGTGGTAGACTTATCCCATGCGCTTGTACCGGTAATTGACTTAAAGTGCTTTTCCTTATGTTCTGCACCATTGTCGGCTGTGTAATCAACGACATAATTCTTATCGCCAAGTACAACCTTTACCTTTGGTACACCATCTGTAGGTGCGAGTAACTGCCAAATCTGTCTCTCCGGTACAACTAATGCACCCTCAATTAACATCATTGGTTTCTTTGAGATTTCACGTAATACGTTATTGGCAAGGTTAGAGTTTTCAGAAGTTCTGTAATTGTCGTACTCCTGTTCCTCTTTCTCTGTTACCATATATCCCCCACGATAAAATGGCATTGAGTTCTGAATGTCAGAGAAGCCTCCAACATCTCTTAACTCTGCCTGTGCATCAAAGTTTGAAGCTTTGAGCGATACCGGCAGTCCGTTCTTACCCTTGATAAATCTAAGGTCGAGTGAGTCCTGTTTACGTGTTCCGAATTTCTGTCTGCCAAGATAAGGGGCAGTTCCTAATGTCTTCTGATAATTGTTCCACATTACACCGAGGCTTCTCGCTGTAAATGCTTCTGCTAATGGTAATGCCATGTTCTTCTACCTCCTTTTAAACCTGACTTGCTACAATCTTTGGTGCGCCATAGAAAGTAACTCTAGGTGTTGCAGTTCTAGCTTCATCTGCGATTGAAAGTGTCTTAACTTTCTCCCAATCAATAGTTCCCTGATATACATATGTTCCAGGTGCGTCACCCATTGTTACATCTACATCGTGTAACAGATAGCCCTTGCACTCTGCATCATTGCTTGGGAATGGTGTACCGGCCGGTACAATCTTCATTCCGTTTGTGTCTGCGCTTGTTACCATAGTCTGTGGCACAAGGCACGCTGCACCCTCATAAGGGAAAAATTTTAAAATTCCTTTACCCTGTGTAAAGTCTCTTACGATTGGCTTTCCCATCGTTCTACCTCCTGTTTTAAATTACATAGCTGTTTTGACTTTCAGCACTTGCAACTGTACCGAATGAGATTTGTTCTGCATTGGCTACATCTGCCGGCTTTGAGTCGGGTTCATTATTGTTACCGCCATTGCTTGGATTAGGAGTATTGTTAAGTGCATTTTTCTCATACTCCGCTATTACATTGGCTTTCATGTCGGAAATAATCTTGCCAAGTGATGTTGTGTCAAAAGAGCCATCCTCTTTTACTACTGTCTTTACCTGTTCTGCTGTAATTCCAAAATCTGACATAGCCTTCTCACGCAAGTCTCTGACAGCGTTATCTTTCTGTAGCTTGGCAATCTGCTGATTGGCTGTCTCTAAGGCTTTATTTGCCTTCTCAAGCTCCGTCATGTTGCCAGCCTGTAGCTCGTCAAGCTGTGTCTGTAGCTCGTCGGCTTTGTCGGCTTTAGCCTTGTACTGATTGGCTTTCTCTTTCTCTCTTGCCATTTCCTCGCCGCTCTTGTTAAGCAAATTTGTTATCTGCTCGTCCGTTGCATCGGGAAAAAGTTTCAAAACATCATTTCTTGTCATTTCATTACCTCCGTAACTCACGCTTTTGTTATCGCGGGTCGCTCCCGCCGAGTTTTTCTGTTGTTTAACGCACAACTGCAAATTTTGTATAATAAAAAGCAACCTATAAGTTTTCCTTACAAGTTGCTCATTATTTGTAATATTTAAGACTGCATCTGCACCCTGCTATTTCTTTTACCTGTGCCCCTAAAGAATGGTCCTTTGGAAACATCATCAGTGAATTTCCAACTTCAAACGGCTCAAAAATATCAATTCTCTTTCTGTCAACTTCTGCATGTGTAGGTCTGACATGCGAATCTTCTTTTGAGCGCCACTCTTTTGTTTTGTAGCCCTGTTTTACCATTTCAGTTTGTAGTCTGTAATTGCCAACTGTATTAGCTTCATTCGCAGCTACATTTTTTGCCCGCTTTTGTGAAGTAAAATACTCTACTTCGGTATTTTGTGCGGTAGCGTCAACTACCTCATTCACAATGTACCGGGCATAATCCTTAATGTATGAGGGTGTTTTCTTTGCTTTGCAATACTGTGTGGCAATGCTCTCATATCTGATAATAAATTCTTTGGTGATAGTGGTTATCTCTGTTTCTTCCTTGCCGGATAGCAAGGCAAATAACATAACAAAGATTTTTTCAAACTTTTCGGCAAGGTCTTTTCTATCTTCCTTTTCCTTGTCGGACAAATCCATCTCGCCAAAATATGTGTCATAATCTATGTCTTGTATTTCATTTTTGTTAAGTGCGTGGATTTCGTCTGCCATATCAAGCTCCAAAATAAATTGACAGCCAATTATTCATCGGCTGTCTTTCCATTGTTCGTATCATCGTTATTATTGTTAGGTGTATCTGTTGTCTGCTGTTCTTCCGGGAATAACATTTCCATGCGCTTAGCACTTTCAAGAGTGACTTGTTCAGGGTCACTAAACATGTCAATCGTTTTGACAGCTCTTTTGTAATTGATACCGCACCTAAGTAATATTTCAAGCACCTCTGCTTTAACAAGCATGTTATCTAGCTTATTATGATTAATGTGTATCTCAACATCGCTAGGCATAAGCGTAAAGCCCTTATTAATTCTCAGCCTGTTAAGAATAAGCCTAAGTGCCATTCTCTCTGATTTCTTGAGGATAGGCTCATTAATAGCCGTCCTAAGTCCGGCATCATAATGTCCGTTTCGCAGTTCTACAGCCGAGCCGGTATCACCGCCTGTGTTGCCCTGACGATTTGCGAGACCTTGAATGCTTAAAAATCTTTCAAAAAGGTCAGTAAAAACTACTTGCCCCTCTGTCTGATTAAGCTCGCTCGTCATTACATCAACATCAGCCTTGTTGTCCGAGCCATTGTTAGATTTAACGACTAATGCTCCCTCTTGTCGCATTTTTCTGAATGTATCTATGTCAATCTCACAATTAACGAATTTCACCCATGCAGACACAAACTGCTCGACTCCATTAATTCTGTCCGATGTAAGCACGTTGATAGCGTCTGTAATTGCAATAGTCATTTCAATGTCAGATAATCGCCTTGCATTGTTCGGATATTCAATCACCGGAATTGCTCTGTTGCCGTTTATTCCACTTGCATAAATCTTGTCGTTGCGAATATCAAACCACTCATTGTCAGTGAACACATAATAAATATCTGCTCCGTTCTCGTCCTCTCCGATTTGGCAAGAGAATGCCGGACGTCCGTTTGAGTAGTATGCTACAAACGTATACATTGGATTTTCAGAAGATAAGTAAAAATCGCTCTCATCAAGCAACTGTCCTTGTCCGTCATCATTACCGATGAATCTGTAGCCGGTACCGCATATGCTTCTCCAACGATGTATGTCTATATCGCACTCCTGTTTGCTTTCCGAGTCCATTGTAATGTTAAGCTGTGTGATTTCTTCTGACTTGTGGTTATCGGTGCCACGTAGCACATATTGGATTGGCTCGGCACACATCTCTGCGGTTTTGCGCTCAACAAGCTCATACGCAAGATTTACAGCAATCTTGTTATTGATTTCCGGGCGGTTCACTTTTTGTCGATACAAAATTGGTTGGTCACCACGATAGTATCTGTCAAGATACTCAATCTCAATAGCGTTTTGCTCGTGAATCACAAGTGCTTTATTCAGTTCTTCGATTATGTTGTTTTTTGTGATTTGCCTTTTACGTGTGAAAATAACTTGTCTGCCGTAATTATTTTGGCAGACGGCCGAAAAAGGCCTTACGTTTTTATGTGCGTACCTGTACATTAATAAAACCTCATGCCACTTGCAGAAGTTCTTTGCGGAACCTCTTTTATCTGAAATTCTTGTGTGCCAGCCCAAAACCATATCCATTTACGGCAGTGCGTACACATTACTTTGTGGTGTTTCTTGTCGCTTTTATTTACCCACGTTAATAGCTTTCCGCAACGAGGGCACATTACACTTCGTTTTCCTGTTGGTACAATATTCTGATTATTCATGTTGTCCTCGTTTCACAAAAAATAGCACCCACAATCTGTGAGTGCCATTTCTAAAAGAGATTTTTCGCAATGAACGAATTACGATTTTTTCATAGTTATATTATAACTGTCAATTTTTTAAGTGTATATATGCAATGATATGTAAAACTATGCACACTACTGCACATTTTCGAGGTATTCTCTTCCGTAAAGCCTTTCAAACTCTTGCAAGGCTCTGCCATGGATTGTAAATATTTTTCTTATACTCCAATTTGTAGCCTGGGCGATTTTTTCAAAAGTGTTTTGATTGACATATCTCATTGAGAGTACGTGATAATAGTCGGTATTCTCCATACTATCAATTTGGCTGATAATATGATTTCTTTTTCTCATAAATTCATCAACGAGTCTGTCTGTATCTTTTTCCAAGTCCACAATTTTAGTTACTGTACTGCCTAGCTTATCTTTGTCAGATGAAACATCAACCGCTTCTTTGTCCGTTGAAACAGTAACGCTACATGCTATTGTCTTAAGCCGGTATATCTCAGACAGCTTGTTTTGTATCATTTTATCTAATCTGCTAATTTGATTTAAGTAAGTTTTTGTATTCATTAATAAAACCCTCCTCTGAACGGATTGTGTACTGCTTCAACCTTTGCTATTCTACTGCCTTGCGTCATTCTTAAGGCAAAGTTTGAAAAAACATCAGGAACATCATCAAGCTGTTTTTTGCCTGTTACTGAATATCGTTTCAGCAGTGATACCATTACTCCATAAGGCTCATTGGGCTTATAAAGTGATTGGTCTTTGAAAATAATATGTTGTAAAATCCAGTTAGAACACTGAAAAATACGTGCTTCCTTATTTGTCTCTGTCGGTACATCAGTGATGTTGCATATCCACCCTTTATTTTCAACTCGCTTATTAACTTCCATAGCCACTCTGTCACCACCGGCATTACGCTCAAACTCACACTCTTGTACCTGATTATTAACTAATGTGTTTGATGCATTTTCATACTGCATTTCATAGTCCGCCGTATTATCACACACGCAATCAACGCAATAATAATCCTCGCCATATTTTTGCAGTATTGGCATAACAAAATAGTCTGTACCTTTTCCTTTTGTATCGCATTGAGCTGTGATAATTTCCGGCTCGCCATGTGGCAGATTAAAGTATCTGCGGATTTTATCATCAGGAAACAATAGGCCCTCACGCTCGATAGGTTCCTGTTTATACAAACATCGGTAAGAGATTTCGTCCATGAGTAATTGTTGGTCGGCAAAAAACTCTTTCGTAAAACCACCATACTCATAATCAAAATTACTTTCCCCTGTCACTGGGTCTACATCAGGAACCGATATTGTTTTGACTCTTGGATTTCCGACATACATGTTTTGAATGCGTCCGATAACATCATGCACGCTCCAACGAGTAGCAATATGTATCTCTTTACACGGCTTTCCGTCCGTATCTTGTGTCTTACGCTGTCTTGCGTCTACTGCGTATTTATCCCATAATTTATCAAGTATTGTAGGATTTAAGGCTTCCTCAATTCCGCCTATCATATCATCAACTAGCAAAAATTTACTTGCACGGACTTTACCGGCATTCTTACTTCCTACAGAAGTACACTGTACGGACGGAAACGGCTTGTATTTACCAATATTGAATTGCTCCATTTTGGCATTGGTGCTTGTAACTGATAGTTTAGGGAAAATGTCATGCCATGCATAATCATCATCATTGGTAACAATGTCGTATACTCCATCGTAGTACATTCGTGTAATGTCACCACTGTGTGAATAAAATAGGCTGTAGTCTTTTGGAAACCAACCGGCAACTGCCGAATGAAAAAATTTCTCAATCGTGCTCTTTCCGGCTCCAGGCACTAGGCTCACGCATAATATGTCGTATTTATCATCAATCATGCCTTGCAATGCATCCACGAGTCCAATTTTGATTAATTGTTTCCTACGTGGCATATAAAATCGGTCTTTAGGCTCACGCTTTTTCTCTATGTACTGAAAATAGCTGTCAACTATTTTGTTTTGAGCTTCAAGTAGCAAAACCTCATATTTTTTGTTTATCAGTTCATATGTGGTTTTGTGGTCGAATGCGTATTTTTCCAAATCCCAAATAGTACCGCCTGTTTTAGCCGTGCAGAAATCCTCTATAAGCTCTTTTGCTCTCTTAGTGAGTTGTAGTCCATACTCAATATCTTTCTCACCGTTTATGGCTACACTGCAAGCGTCTACATAGGCATTAATTACTTGCTCGTCTTTTCCTTTATTCTCTATGTAGTTTTCATATCCGTTTACTGTGGAAATAAGGCTCTGACTAGCCATAAGAAAAGCACCTCCACTTTTAAAAAGCAAAGGTGCTTATAGACCTCTGCCTATAACTGTTCTAGGGTAGCGACTAACTCCATTTGTTAGCCGGTAATTGTTTTTATTCGTTTGCTTTGAAATTGTAAATCGGTTTTATAATGTCAACTATTTCAACAGTATCTTTTATATTTCCAATTATTTCATCCATTGTTTTATATGCCATAGGACTTTCATCAATCGTGGATGTATTTACAGATGTTGTAAATATTCCGTCCATTGCTTTTTGATACTCTTCTAGCAAAATGCTTTCTTTTGCCTTTGACCTGCTCATTGTTCGCCCTGCTCCATGCGGCGCTGAATAATTCCAATCTTCATTTCCCTTGCCAATTCCCAAAATGCAGCCGTCACGCATGTTTATTGGTATTAGTACCTTTTCCCCCGTTTTTGCAGAAATAGCACCTTTACGAACAATATTTGTATCGTGTTCAATGTAGTTGTGAATTGTTTGAAATCGTTCCGTTTCTTTTGTAACTTTCCAGCCCATATAGTAACAAATAATGCTCTGAATGGCTCTTCTGTTAATTTCCGCAAACTCTTGACATAATTTCATATCGTGCAAATACATTTCTCTATGTTTTCCAACAAGATATGATAACTCTCTAGGGATTTTAGTTGTATTTGCTTCGTAGGACTGCTTTAATTCTTTGATAGCCTTGCTGATTTCCCTTTCTCTTTTACATTTTTTGTATTCAGCAATCAATTTCTCACTATCTTGTTTGAAATTCGATTTTCCCGAAATATCATCAATCGCCATTTGCTGATATATTTCTGCGACTTGCTTTCCGACATTTCTACTTCCCGAATGAATAACAAGATATTTATTATTCTTGCCATCGCTATCAACTTCGATAAAATGATTGCCGCCTCCCAAAGTGCCGCAACTCCTTTTCAGCCAATCTATATTTTTCAACTGTTCCTTACAATACAATTTTTCAATAATATCGCTTGCGACAGATGAGTTTTCTTCTTCATGAACCTTTCTACCACTTGGAACATATTCTCTAATGATGTTATCTAATCTCTCAAAATCAATATCAATATTCCCCAAGTTTGTAGTAAGCATCCCACAGCCTATGTCAACTCCAACAATGTTCGGTATTACTTTTTCTCCTAAATCAGCAGTAAACCCGATAACACACCCTGCTCCTGCGTGAACATCTGGCATAATTCTTATCTTGCAATCCGAAAATGCCGGCTGTTTTACAAGCGTATATATCTGATTTAATGCTTCATGTTCTATATTTTCTGTAAATATTTTCAAATCAACCATGATATATTCCTTTCTGCCTTCTTTTATATTTTATCAACCTTTATCTTTCCAAGGTCAGCAACTACAATTAGTCCGTAGTCGGTAAAATTTTTATTTGCCAATTCCTACAGTTCCTAGGTATTCAACACTGTCTTTTGAAGTATAGACAATGACTTTATCGCTGTGAACTATATTAGGTCTTTCTGTGACTTTGATTTTGTTGTCATTTTCTACAAAAATAAATTCAACGCTTCCCTCGTAGGTTATCAGTTGTCCATTTATGCAAACTGTAATTATCTCATAGTTGTAAGCGGGAGTAGATGAAGCTGTACTTTGGTATCTAGCATAAATCCCACTTTGTATCTCTTCTATTTCACATTCGTATTTTTCGGTTTTATTAGCCCAATTTAAAAATAATATCAGTGCAACAACAATAACAATAATGGGAATAATGGTTTTAAAAAATTTTTTCATAAAATCTCTTTTCTGCTGATAATCAGCCATTTAATTCCACTGCCATTCCATTTCCTCTTCGCTAAGATATTTATGTCTCACTCTATACCTGTCAATATCTTCTTCTGCGAATGTAATTATACTGTTTGCAAGCCTTACATAAACTTCGTATTCGTATTTTCCGTCTGATTTTTCCCACGTTTTACAGATAACTCCTATGTCCGACTTGTTTACAACAACAATATCTCCAAAAAGAAATCTAGGTTTATTCATCTTTGCCCTCCTCAACAGCTCCATCAATTATCGTTCTAATTCATCAATCCTACTTTCAAGTACATTTATGTACTCTCTCATTTTTTGTCCGTCCTTTTCCGAAAGACATTCAGCACTAACAGTACCTATTTTCCATGATATGTACTTTAAGTATTGGATTGCATTTTCAACTTTGGTATCGTCACGATTAAGCTCTTCGCATAAGCGCTTAGCAATATCTTTAAAAGGCTGTGGATTGTCTAGCCTTGAATTAGCTTCTGCTATAGAACAATGCTTATATTGTATTATCGTATCCATTGCCCAGTCTCTTGTTAGGTTTACGCCTAAAAATCGGTCTGTAGCTGTATTCCATATGGCATATAAGTTGTCTATATCATCTTGTAATGCGACTATTAACATAATCTTGCTCCTTTTTCTCATTATTCGCTAATGATTTTGTTTCCTCTAGGATTTTCATTGCTAATGCTCTTGAAAATTCATAATTATTTTCCGGGTATCTGCCTAGAATTGATTTTGCATACTCATTGACTGCATCAACTGAAATATCAATGTCAATAGTCATATCATGTAATTCAGATGTTTCTATAGGCTTGCCATTTCTACCGCCCATTTCGTGCGATTGTGCTTCTCTAAGTGCTTCATGTTCTATTGATTTAATTACTTCTGCCATGCTCATTGTAATACACCTTAAATCCTTTATCTCTGAATTTTGCTATATCCTTGTCAAGCTCGCTTTTGCTCTCATACTTGTTATTCAGCATTATTGCGATACCATCTTTCTTTATTGCGTATATGCCAAATGGTACATATTTACTCGCTGTCGATAGCAGAATTGCAAATTGAGCTATGTTCATTTCATAAACGTTGTCACCCATGTTAACTGTCATTTTCCATAAACCTCTCAAATTCTTTCATACACTCATTGCATAAATCGTAGGTCTTATCTATAATGCCGTTTCTTGTAATTGAATTTCCGCACAGTATTCCTTTTTCAATTTCTTTTCCGCACCTGTCACAAGTGCACCATTTTCTTTCATGCTTCATTTTTCATAAACCTCTTGAACTCTTTCCTGCACTTAGGGCATAAATCGTATTGGATATTATCTCTCCATATAGCCATTGGAAACACTTCCCTTGCTAAATCTTCGGCTGTGCATATGCTTTTTTCGTAAAGAGGTTTTACCTCTCTTGTTTTGATATATGCACATTTTTCATCGTAGCGTATTATTTCTTTTCCGCACCTGTCACAAGTGTGCCATTCTTTTTGATGTTTCATTCTTTCACCAACTTTCTAAGCGCCATACATAAACATATTTCCAAAATGGAAATCATTTATTGCTTTTTCCAATTCGTCTTTGTATCTAAATGGGCTTAAAGGGCTTTTTATTTCTTCCCTCAATACAGGTGACGTATTGTCTATCAAAATACCTTGTGTAGCACTTGCAAGATTTTGTGGTGGCAAATCCGCTAAAGCGCATAACTCCATTCTTTTATGGTCACATTTTTCAGATTTAGGGCAACTTTTACATTTTTCTGCTAATTTACTTAAAGGTTCTGCCATTACTACACCAACTTTCTACCGCAGATAGGACAATGGTCGATATCCATAACTTCCCAAAAATCAAAATAACTGTTAAACACACCAATCTGATACGTGTTATCTTCCGCTTGCATAATCCCATCTGATAAGTTCCTGTTTGGAACTAAGCTATAATCATCAGTATTCCATTTTGTAGGATTTTCGCAAAATTCACACATATTACACCTCAATCAAAGTAAATTTTCGTTTTTTAACAATGTTGTCTCCGTGAAGCATTCCATCTATGTCTCTGCCACACCCCATATTGATTGTGTTTACCTCACATTTACCTAAATACACTTGATATTCTTTCCCTGCAATAGAGATAGTTCCGAGCGCATTTTCAAAGCTTGCACTAAAGCCACTGTAGTCATAAGGTGTACCACAATAAGGGCATTTATTAAGTTTTCTGTCAATCGGTGCGCCACAGTTCACACAGTTTGTGTTCATTGCTTATTCTTCCTTTGTCTTAAACAGTGTGTCAGGAAATGGAATGCCTAAAAAATGCATATTTGCATATTTCCTAAATGTTGGCGCGCTCATGCCGGCTATCTTTGCAGCTTGCGCCTGTGAACATCTGCCATATGCGTATTCCATCAATCCCTCTCGGAATGAATCAATATTTCGTGTCTTAACTCCTTTTGCCATATTTATACCTCCGTTTAATATTCAATAATGCCTTGCGCCAACTGTAGCAGATAGTCACTTTTAGCAAAATGTGTTATCGAGTAATTAGTCTCTTTCCTATGTGTTCGTCTGAAATGCTCGTTAACCATTCTATCAAGCCCAGTAAGCCCTGTTTCATCTGCTAGGTAAACATCTGTCCACTCAAAGTGATTATGCTCCGTAGCCTTTTTGATTTCTGTATAGACTACTGAATTGTGTAATCCTATTTGTTCTGCTAATCCAATATCTACTTGCAGTGTGTTTTTTGAATTAAATAAATCTTTTACTGTCATAAATTACCTCCTACGATAGATAACCCTACGATTTATATAAAAACAGTTGTCAGGAGTTCGTAGGTTACTCTTTTCGTGTTGCAATCACTAGGCAACTGATTTTACCAAATTAAATTAAAATACTTTTTTCTTCCATTCTTCCTTGTTCGTAATTCCGTTACTTGTTTCTTTTACAAAAGCAAACATTTTATCAAAATCTTCTGCGTTTATATAAATGCTCCCGTTGAAAATATGAGTTTTCAATCCAAGTTTTGTCACAAGCTTTCTTACATCATACACATTAAAGTTACGAATATTCGTTTGGTTTTTGATTATTGTTTTTATTCTAGCGTATGAATAATCGCTTTTCCCCGCCATTTTATTGTATTTCGGCTTATATTTTTTGATAAATTCTGTTTCTTTATCATCCAATTCACTTTCTTTGCAATTAATAATTGCTATTTTGGTGAATTTTTTATCTTTATGCGAATATGGTCTTGCTAATCCTATTTTAGATTGTCCAACATAAACAACCTCATCCCCATCCATAAGAAAATAGATTATAGGGCTTTGAACATTAGGAAGTATTCTTGAATTTTCATTTTCTGCAAAATTCATAATATTATTACCTGCCTTTCTGATAATAGCCTTATTAACAAAACAACAAACAGGCACTAAGGCTTGTGCTTTTCGCTCCGTCGAGCTAGTTTGTTGTGATTGATGTGGTGTGGATTTGAACCACACATGATTGTCGCGACTCTCGTCATCTAAGTTGCCGGTTTCAACGAATTATCTTACGGCAATAGCGTTTACCCATTTCGCCACACATCAACAGTCAGTTCACACCGACTAGCGCCGACATCGTGAATCGAACACGAACAACATTTCTGTTGGATAGCTTAGCAAGCTACTGGAATACCATTATCCCATATCGGCAAATGGGCGAAAGAGGAATCGAACCTCTATTGTTTACCACGTGGGAACAGATTTACAGTCTGCCGCAACACCACCAATCGTTGCCGTTCGCCCCGAATTTTCTTTGTATCGCCAAGAACATTAGGAAAGAAGCGGTGAGTACCTTTTTCGCTAGAGTTATGCTCACAGGTGGACTCGAACCACCATTCTGCACCAATGCTTACTCTGTTTAATCGGCAAGGTTGGGAATCGAACCCACGACAAGTCGGTTAACAGCCGACTGCTCTCCCACTGAGTTACATGCCGTTAATGAGGGTGAAGTCTAAGGAGTGGCAACACCCTCCAGAGATATAATTTGTATGTGCTGTAGGAAAAGAACTAGCGAAACCTACAGCAAAGGACATGTGAGGAATTGCACCTCACCTAAGACCCATATGATTTGAGTTGCCCTAGTTTAACAATTAAAGGGGGTATATATGTCTACTCTGCCTGTTACAGATATCTTTGCGACAGGTTGGTTTTCACGCTCGTGCATTGTGGGATTATACACGATTAAACCCTCACGAGCCTTGTGAGGGCTCTTAACAGCTTTCCACTATGAGGGTGAAAGGAACTACTAAGTCCAATGTCGGGGAACCAAGTAAACCCCGAACAGGGCATGTTGGATTTGAACCAACGTATGCGGGAATCAAAACCCCGTGCCTTACCGCTTGGCGAATGCCCTATATTTATTGCCACATGAATGCTATGGCAAGTATTTGACCGAGCATTACCGCAGCGCCGAAAAGTCTCGAGCTAACTGTCTCTTTTTCGTTTAATGTGGCACTTGTCATTCCAAGCGCAATTAATGTCAGCCATACTGTTGTTGCAATTTTTAGTACAAACATGATTTACACCTCAAAATCTAATTATCTTCATTTTCTTTCAATACCGACTCAGCTATGCACGCAAGAACTAAAAACACTATTGAGACTACCATTGAGCATCGGTCAGCAAAGAGTATTCCATAAAGTAAACAGAATAAAATTATCCATGCATACAGGCCCTTAAGAAACATTGGTATGAATTTATCAACAAACTTGCCGAAAGTCTCCCATCTACGCTTAGACTTAAGCTCGCAAGCCTTAACTGTGTACCATGCTGCTTTACTCATATCCTCAATTACAGAGCCTTTATGACCGGCACGATATTTATACTTGTATGCAGTAATTTCACACCATTTAGCCACATCCTTAAGCCCGTAAATGTCAATCATTTCATCAATGCACTCTTTACGTTCAGGCAAGTTGTAATGGCTAGGGTGATTTACCATATCGGAATTAATTTTGCTAGACTCAAATCCTGTTAACTTCATCGTTGTTAGCTCCTTTACTGTTATATATTATATATAACTAATATTTTATCGTAGTTGTATGTATATATATTATTATTGTGTATGTTGTTTAATTAATATATAACTTATGTTATAATAATAAATACTGCTTGATATGCTTAAGGTATGAGTAAAGGCCTTTTTGTTTTGGCGGATATTTGGGGGGCTAAGTGGGGCGGTTTGTCGCTTTTCATACAGACCCCTAGGGCACCCAATGCGCGCGCCGTTCAGCTCTCAACCATCAAGCATTTTAAATTGTATCTATTGCATATACAATTAGCTTACATGCTTTCAACTCTTCGCTAAACAACTGTTTTGTGAATAGTTGTAATAACTCAACAGCCCTCAAAGCCTTATAAATCAAGGGATTAGAATTGTGTGTATTGTATATACAATTACTTGGCATTATCAACCATGTTATCACTCGATAACGCTTTAATATTCTGACTATTTGAAGCGCCTAATTGTGGCAATTCATTGGCCGTTAGTGCCCTCGCTTGTGTAGCCTCGTAGCCAATTCCCGGTTGATTCATGCCAAATTCATTATTGCCAACAAACATAGCACCAACAGGGGATTTATTGTCGTATGCTCTATCCTTGATACAATCTTTACGGATTTCTTGCAATTTTTTCCAAATCTCGTAACTGATAGGGCTTGATTCTTTGTTTAGTCTCCAATTATCTATAACGCCACAATCTATATTGCACCAACTGCTAAATGCTACAGTACTACATAGTTTATTATATATATCACTAAAATATATATACTCATCACATATACAGTTTAATATATTATAATTATATCTATTGTAGTTAGTAGGTATATATGGATTATCATATAACTGTTTATCCTTTAAAATACTATTGTCGTTGAATATAATCTCTCCGACTCTTTTACAAACAGCTTTCCAAGGCCTTTGGCCCTCGCTTTTCAAGTCCTCAATTTGCAATTCCTGACAAGCCTGATTTATAGCCCTCTCGAAGTCCTCCCGATAAAGCTGAAAAGTGCCAAAATCGGCAATTAAATGTTTAGTTATATTTCCTTTAATTTTTTCCATCTCAGCACCTCAAAATCATAAAATAAAAAAGCCCGCACCGCCTGGAGTAATTCCAAGCGACACAGGCTAACCGGCATCTGCTTATTAATTTAATTAAAATAATAATAATCAAATATACTTATTTTGTCAATATACTGATTGTTGGATATATAACAATAACTGTATTGATTAATATATACCACATCACACATATATATTAATTATATTATATAATAAAAAGCCGGTCACAAAAACCGACTTTTTGAAAGCTCAATATTCAATTTTTAAATTTCAATGCCAAATTCATTTTTTAGCACTGCTTCAAAGCTTGGCTCTAATTCACAATAGCGTTTTAAAACTCTATCGGCTCGCATGGTGCCAATTCGTGGTGAACCTTTTCTCGTGTCTCATCATCCATTAGAACGGCTATAGCGTCCATTTTTTCTTGTGTTATTCTCATTTTCTTGCCTCCTTAATTCTCAATAGCTTACAGTACATACATTATGTAGTACCATTTGCCTTCAATCTCCACACATCCCCAATCAGTACAAGGTTTATGTGTCCTGACCATCTCTCTCACCATGTCTGAGTATCCGTCATCTGCACAACGGCTATCCCATTCCTCGCAGTATCCCTCAAGACCTTCCTCCAAATCCCGGTATACTGTTGTGCCAGTTTCCAAATATTTCTTTGCTTCTGCCTTGGTGCAATTGTCTTCGAGAAGAATATCTATGTCGTCAGGAATAACCTCTATCCTATCTTCAACTCTCATTCCATCAGCTTTGGACTCTAAATATTCTCTAATGTCATCGACATCGTTAGCCTCTTCCCATTTGTCGTGCATTTCTTCGCCAAATATTTCAATGTCTGGTTCAAAGAAATCTTTAAGCTCATCGAAGCTCATTTCCTTAGTATATTCGGCCCTGTTGTCTGCGTCAACTATTCTGTATTTCATACTCTTTATACCTCCAATAAAAATAAACCATTTAATTGCTACACTGATATATTAACATATGTAATACATAAATGCAATACATAATTGCAATAATTTTTAAAACGGACATTCATTTTTATCGTTTTCCAGCTCGTCCAGCTTCTCCAATACTAATTGGTTTACAAATCCATTAATTGTAAGTCCTTGCGCCTGTATTCTGTCTTTCGTGCCCTTTGGCAATTTACAAGTTATTGAGTCCCAATTTTCCCGGGCTTTTTCATTCTGTCGCTTTATTCTTTTTTTATAGTTTTCAATAATTTTCTTTTCGTCCATTTATTGCACCTCATTATTTTAATTAATAGTATCAATAGTTACTAGCAATATTACTATATATCAATATTGCTATACATAAATATATAATAATTAAATTACTATGTCAATAACTATTTCAATAATACAGCAATACAATATTGTAATATTTTATTGCATTATATAGTAGAAATAATAATTGAAATAATTATTTTAGTATTTTTTCAATTTTTATTGCAATAAGGTATTGACATATTACGTGCAATATAGTATTGTATAGTCAAGCCGAAAGGCAAGGGACAAAATAAAAAAGCTCATCGCGCAGCCGGTCAAAGTTACACGATGAGCACCAAACAAATAATATGAAAGGCGCGTATATTATAACATACGTGGGAAAAGGTGTAAACATGGAATATTACTATTTATCAGCAATCAAAGAGGATGTAAAAAATTATATCGACGATGAAATAACAATTTCTGATTTTTCAGACCGCGACGAGCTGGAAAGCTACTTAAATGACGAGTTATGGACTTGCGACAGCGTAACCGGCAATGCAAGCGGCAGTTATACTATGAACCGCTTAATGGCTAGAGATTATGTTATCAACAATATAGACGAGCTTAACGATGCTGTTGAAAATTTTGGAATTGACAAAAATATCGTTGGCGAGAGATTTCTCGATGAAGATTTTGAATGGTGCGATGTGACAATTAGATGTAACTTATTATCAAGTGCAATTAGTGAAGTACTCGACAGCATGGAGCAAAACGACGAACTAGATTTTGATAACGACAACGAGTAATTAGCATTTAAGCCGGTGCAAGTTCACCGGCTTTATATTAAAAGGATGGTTGATTATATGAAGTATTACAGAGCGGAAATCGAAGAAAATAACTTTGAAATAATCTTAGCTGACAACGAAGAAGAAGCAATTAAACAGTATTTTGAATTGGGAGAAAAGCACGAACTATTTAATTTGGTGGAACTCGATGCGGATTACAACGAGGTACGCACGATTTTATAATTTAGGTAAGGTTAACTTTTCCAGAGTTTGATTCCCCGGGAAAATATAAAGAGGTGTAAATATATGAGATATTGTGGACGACAAAAAAACGGAAAAGCGTTGCTATTAACGGACGATGAAATTATAAACAATGCACTTGAACAGGAAAAAAGCGGAATAAAACCGCATTATGCTTTTTATGATTATAAGAACCATGAAAAAGTAACTCCGGCTGGCTGGCTTGTATGGTCTTTAAGTGACGGCGGTTGTGGCGTAGTTTACCGCCGTAAAGATGGAAAAATGATTATTACAACCGGTTTACAAGGTGATTTTTGTTATTGTTAAGGGGCGCAACTATGAGAGATTCAATCGAGCTTTTAAAGGCTTTCGTGTATTATGTCTAATTATGAGTATTTAGGAAAAAAGGAAATATATAAGCGCGTTCAGGCGCTAGGCTATGAAGTATCAAAAATAAGCGATTTTAATTATATCAAGTATGATTGTATAGAATGGATGGAATCACACGAACTAAAAATAACAGTTCAAAGGTCCGGTGAATGGTTGCAAGTCGTAGAAAAGCGTGCACACGTTCACCCGGTCACATTATTTTGTGACTATCAAGCCGGGAAATATATCACGCGTTACCACTAGGGATATTTTATATCCCTTTTTGGCGCGTCCAAAAATCAAGCGTGCAGCCGTTGAAGCTGTCGCGAGTTGTCCGGCTATGCATCCGGGCATATGTACATTGACAAATAAACAAAAATATTCTATGATTTTATGATATACACATTTAAAGCCGTGTATTTGACAATTTAAGGGCTTTTAAGCGTACTAACATGTATTTTATCAAGCATGTTAAAATAAGCCACAAAACGAGCCGTTTACAATGCCTGAAAATATAATTATAGCATTGCAAGCCGTCAAGCCGTGGCAAGTTGTGCCGGGTGTGAGTTGTTACAAGTCAGGCACACCAACTCACGTAAAATGTTTGAATTTTCAGAAAACTTCACTCAATTAAAGTGTGGTGCGAGTTCTTTGCAAGTTCTCGACAAGTTTTTACAAAATTTCGCAAACGGATTTTTGAAATCGAAAAATCCAAAGGTACGGGGGCACTTAATTCATCCTAAAATTTTTAGGGGTTTGAATTTTGAATCGCCAAAAAATAAATGCTCTTGGCACTGTAGTCACTCTCTCCTAGTTCTTCAATCAATTTCTGCCGTGTCATTTCCGGATTAGTCCGGTGTATGTATTCTAATAGTCTGTCTATTTTATCCATATTTTTGCTCCAATAAATCGAATACTTTGTCAGCCGTGTATACAATATTCCGCCCATACAAGCTCATAAAGTCTGCGATTATTTCTTCTGTTTCTATGTCAATGTCACAGCCGTATGAGAATGAGTACACATGCACTAACTCATGACATAGTATCTTGTCAGCCATGTAATCAGACACATTATCGGCTATCGTTACTGTCTTAGTTGTGTTGTCGGTCACTCCTAGGCTTATTGTGCCGTCAGACCGCTTTAATTCGCTTGATGTTGGCTTTTTAAATTGTATGTGCCACAATGTATCATTAACTCTTATATCCATGCTTATACCCTCTAAAAATGGCTATGAGCATTACAACCCATAGCCTTAATAATTACAGTTTTGATGCAAGATTGCTCATTTTGGTGCGCAAAAGGTTGCGTTCATCAGGCGTCATATCGTTTAAAAGCTCCGATATATCTCCGCTCAATTCACGGATATACATGTCAAGGGCTTTCATTTTATGCTCTTTGTCCTCTGTAGAAGCTCCTTTGTGCATTTCTTTTGTCTCGGTGTAATGTCTCTTCGCTCTGTCATAATTGCTTTCACTCACATGTGGTGCAATCGGTTCAGAGTAGTACATCTTACCTCGGCTCTTATCCATGTCACGCATATACTCCATGTCGTTGTAGTTTACCGGCATATGATAATAAGGCGGTTCCTCATATCCTCTATGTGTTCCACGTCCTTTAGGGGCAAATCTGCCATTTGCATAGCGATATTGGTCGTAATATCTTCTACCACTTTCTTCGCCATATTCTGCCTTAAGACTTCTTAGGAGTTCTTTGTCGTACTCTTCTTCCTCTTCATCAGCCTTTTTCATAGCCTTGGAAATTATTGAATGATACTCAGCTTCTGCAAGGTCTTTTATCATATCTACGACCTGTCCCATCTCGGAAGTGTCAACATTCTCAACGCCCTTTTCAAGCTCGTTGACAGCTTTCTCTGTAAGACACTCCTGCATTTTGTGTATTCTTTCAACGTGCATACTCTCGCCCCCTAACCAATTCGATTTACTGTGATGTTAGCATTTGCAACACTGATAGCCTGTGCAGATGTATTCTTGACAGAAACTGCCTGGCAGCATCCGCAAGGGAGCCATACATCCGTAGCCATAGACACATTGTTAAATGCTTCAACTGCTGTTGGTGTAGAGATTGCCAGTGTAGATAAGTCCGGCTCACCCTCGACAGCAATAGCTAATGAAATTGCTTCTGCGGTTCCGCCTGTAGGAACTGCAATATTTCCGTTAAATTCTACTCTGTACTTTGCTTTGCAAGTGTTGGTAGTGCCTTTAAGGTTAATTAATCCGCTCCCTGTTCTGTGCGAAATATATCCTTTATTGCATATAGATGTTGGCACATCTGTAAATAATACATTTCCGTTTACTGCAACTGTCTGTGTTGCAACATTTGAAAATTCAGCCATAATAAAATCCTCTCTTTCACAAAATAAGGGCAAACATTATAGTCTGCCCTTGGATTATAAGTAATACTGCTTAGCAGACATAATCGAGTTAACTCAATTAAGATACTCAATTATTCAGTTTTAGCATCCGCAACCTGTATTGCATCCGCATCCATATGCATAAGCATTTGGGTTAGGTACTGTGTATGCCGGGATTGGTGCCGGATTTACAGCGTTGATAATCTGCTGTGTCTGAGCTGCCATCTGAGTTGTAAGTAATGCACTCTGTCTATCCTGTGAAGCTGCTCTGCGAAGGTCGTTATTTTCTGCCTGTAAGCTAGAGATTTTTTCATTGCAGAGATAATCAAGAATAGCCCTCGTTCCTGCCTGCTGACTATCAATGATGTCTCTTGTGTTGCTATTCATGGTGTTTTGTAAAGCACAAGTGTTAGTTGCTAAGTTGTAATTAATTCCCTGAATAGCTTCTCTTGTCTCGCAGCAGCAGTTAGCAAGCTGTGACTGTAAAGCATTGGTATTCTGCATATTAGCAACTGTATCAGCGTTTACCGCCTGTTGTATACCATATCCGGTCTGCATGATATTTGTGTTAATACCATTAAAACCTGTGAGCATACTGTTGTTCATGGCATAAAAGCCGTCACAAAGTCCGTTGGAAATGCCATCTAACTTGCTGATAACTGCTGAATTATCAAATCCTCTCTGAATTTCACTGCCGACACCGCCATTAGTGCCACCGAAACCACCAAAGCCGTTACCCCAGCCCCCAAATATCGCAAATACTACGATAAGGAACCAAAGCCATGAGCCGTCATTCCAGTTATTTCCGTTGTTTCCGTCCAAATTCGCCACAATAGGCACGCTTGGACAATTTCCTGTGTTGAACATCTGTTTTACCTCCAAAATTTATTTCATAAAGAGTCGTGCGCACGTTCTCTCATATGCTATATCCCAAAATTACCTCTAATCTGCTTCATTACATCATCAGGATTAATGCCTTTTTCCTTGCACAAGTTTCTTGCCATTTGCTCAATTCCCTTGCTGTTTCCGCTTTGAGCCATGCTCATTGCATTCTTAATCATTGGATTTCCCATTACGCGATTATTGCTCATTATCTGTTGCATTATTCCCATTACATTCATGCTTTTTCACTCTCCTTACTTTGTGTTCGTGGAGTTTTTCTTTGTGCTCCTAAAGATAATTGCTCAATTTTCTCTGATAGTTCGTTGAGCTTTGCCATAATGCCCTCTGTGGCTTTCTCTGATAGGTCAAATTCAAGCTTTTCCGTGTCACCCGATAAAATGTCTGTCTTATCGTTTAAAACCGGCTTAAAAGTCAATGTGCGTATTGTTCCGTCAGTGTTCCAACTCTTGGCATATATCTCTGTTAAATCCTGTTTTGGGAAAAATGCTACACTGCCATCCATTGGCACCTCGTTGGGATTGATAGTCTCGACTGCCTGTACTACTCTGCCACTTATTCCTTGTGTTGGTTCGGGCTGTTGGTATCTCTGATAGCTCGCCATTGGGTTGTACTGATATGCTCCATAATTAGGTGTATAATTCATCATTGGTTGCTGATACGGCATGTTCATCTTTGTTTTCCTCCAAAACTTCCTCTATCGCTTTAATGACAAGGGATAATGTCATTAGGTCGATTTTTTGTAACTCGCTTTTAGCAAATATTTGTTCTCTTACTTCATCGTCAAACATAACATCATCTCCTTATGCCTAAATTGTGGCATAAAAAAAGAGAAGAGCATTTCCATGTTCTTCTCTAATTGTTGTCATGCATAAGGTTTTTCCGTGTACCATTCATGTACCAATAGTGTACCATTTTTTATTTATTTATGTGAATATATAACGAATTATATAAAATTAAGATTTCATGTGAAACATCGTAAAATTGAGGTATGTTGCGGTTTATAAGGATATAATGAACTATGTTAAATACCCCTCATAGCAACGATGCCTAATTTCATTTTTGATTTTACCTACTCAAAAACCCATTGTTTAAGCGATTTTTGCCTTTCTATTTTTGATTTATGTACCAATTCTGTACCAATTTGATTGGATATACTATATTTTTGATTATTTTATATTACTTTGAGTGCTTCTGCTACTCTGTCCATTTCTAAGTTCTTTTGCTCGTCTGTCGTGTGAACGTAAAGGTTCATCGTGATACCTATGTTCGAGTGTCCTAATATTGTCTGCAAGGTTTTTGGAGTCATACCGGCTTCAATACATCTTGTTGCGAATGTATGTCTTAATACGTGCATTGAAAATCTCGGTATCTGTGCTCTGTCACACGCTTTGTAAATTCCGGTATCATATGTGCTGTTTTTCACAGGTGCCCCGGTCTTGCACAGAAACACTCTGTCTCTCCATTGAATGTCAATAAATTTGAATGAAGCATTTTTGGCTTTCTGCAATTTCAATAGCGATACGGCTTCATCAGTGAGTGGAATTGTCCTATATCCTGATTTGCTCTTAGGCGGTCCCTCTCGCCATTCACCTGTTGAATGTCTGTACTCTAAGCTCCTGACGATTTTGATTGTTTTGGCTTTAAAGTCTACATCTTCCCATTTAAGCCCCACAAGCTCGCCTGTCCTTAGCCCAGTCTGCAAGGCAAATCTGTATTGATACTCATATGATGTGCCTTTGATAGCTTCACAGAATTTTTTCTGATTTTCAATCGTCAATGCTTCTTTCTTTGAGGATTCCTTACCGATGTCGGATTTCACCATGCGGTTGCACGGATTTTTGGGAATAATCTCGCTTTGATATGCATAGTCAAGCATGTTGTATAACGCTATGCGTGTCTGATATATCGTTGCTGTCCTGTAATCCTCGTCAGCCATATTAGTCATTATCTTTTGACAGTGGAGCGTATTAACCTCTCGCAGTATCTTATTTCCGATAACAGGCTTTATGTTGCGTTTGTATCTCTCAGTGTAGTTCCTTAGAGTGTTCGGTCTTACTGTGCGCTTCTTAACGCTTATCCAGTAGTCAAACCATGCGTCAACCAACATGTCGGACGGAAAGTCGGGGTTGCTGTGCTCATCAGTGTACTGCTCATCGGCAAGCCACTTTTTGCACTCTTGTAGTTTTGCAAATAATTTCTGCACTCGCTTTCCATTCCTTGTTGTGTATCTGCCGACATAGTACTTGTCTTTTCTCTGACTAATACCTCTGCCTAATTCTTTACCTTTCAAGTCCTTTCCCATATTAAATTTTCGCTCCTTTCACTTATGGAAAAAGCCTTATGCAATTTATTATAATATCACATAAGGCTACATAAGTCCACATTTGATTATATCTCTATCGACTCAGCGATATACTTTTCAAACTCTTTTCGCTTGATTAACCGCCTTTTTCCGACATACATAACAAACTGGCACCTTGGGTTGTTTGTTATTTCTCGGAGCTTGTTCACTCCAATGTTACTGTATTCCGCAGCTTCATCAATCGTCAGCGTCACTTTTTCCCATATTGGCACTTTGTTAATCATTGCCCGACTCCTTTCTATCTTTTCTTTAATGTCTGTCACTCTCCGGGAAGTGGTCGTTTTTGAAATTAATAGTCTCTGTGATACCTCTTCAAGGCTTTTGCCAGCAACTAGCAACTCAAAAACTTCCGCTTCCTCGTCGGTGAAATTGGCATTTTTCAAAATTTCTTCAAGTTCCGGTCTAGTCAGCTTTGAAAACTTCATAGACCTATCTCCTATTCTTCGGTTTTGCTTGCACTGTGTATACAAGTATTTGAGTATCGGCATGAGCTGTTGCACGGCTTGTTGTCCTCGTATACGCATTGTCTTTCAATCGGCTTTATATCACTTATAGTTCTGCTGTTCATCTGCTCTCCCATTCCTCGCAAATTAAAATCTGCTAATTAATCAACATATAAATCTCCATAAGTATCGTATCTAGGGCATACGCCGCCATTTTGGGTAGTCAAATAATGCGCACCTGTTTCGCTATCTCTGTATTCGTAGAAATATCCGTAATGACCTATCAGTTCAAAATCCGTATGTTGTGTTTCAGCTTCTGCGATATTGCTTCCGCAACCGCCTATCATAAGTCCGACTAATAATGTAACTGTCAAAACCAATGCCATAATTACTTTATTCTTCATTTTATCATCACTTCCTTTTTATACTGTTCTGCCATATACTGTCCGTAGCTCTCTGCTGTCTATGTGCTTCACAACACGTATTTTGGTTAGCTGCGGTCGGTGTAAATATCTTGCTACAGACTACACATTTAATTGGTTTGTAGTGCTTCATTACTATCTCCTTGCTTGATATTCAGATTTTTAAACATAGCGCACATAACATCTACCACAATCGAGTTGCCGAATTGCTTATATAACTGCGTATTGCTGTTTACTGCTGACATTTTGTCAATATCTTCATCAGATACACCCATCAGCCGTCCACACTCTCTCGGTGTTAGCTTTCTGATACGATATTGTGTGGCAATATGGCTATTCGCATATCCGTGTGTTCCGGCTACGAGATTAGCCGATATGCCGTTATCAGAAATAACTGTGCCACATTGGGAACCGTTGCTTGATATTTGACCGACTTTTTGGATATTATTTTCAAACAATAAATTATCTTTCTGCACACTCGTTAAGCAATTACTTGTACCTTGCATATTCACCTCTAATCTCTGTTCTGTCGGACTTCCCGCAGTTCTATCTGACAGATTATCAGGATTTCTGCCACGCATAGCAACTATGCACATATTGTCTTTATGACTGCCTATGCCTTTATAATATCGTGATGTCACTGTGCTTGCAGTAGGTGTATTAATGTCGCATATTTCCGCATTATCTAAGCTGTCTAAGTGTCCGTTAGGCATTTTATCTAATTTGCATGGAATTTGCTCTTCAAGAATTTTCGGCTCTTGATTACCACCTTGCATTGTACTCAATGTTGGACTGCACCCCCCTACATCATAAATTCTGTTGGTGCTCTCAAATTTTGATTCAAGAGAGCCTATTACATTTACATCTGCCATTACTTCAATCACTCCGCTACTTGTTTTATTGGCTCTTAGGGTAGGACAAATCCCCCCCCTAAGTACCTTTTCACCACCGAATTTTTCACTTTCAAAAAGCACTATCCCGATAGCATCTGTTAGTTTTTCCATTCAATTACTCCATTACTTCCATAGTTATCAAGGCCTTTATAATCTCTTGCCCTAAGAGTCACGGCTACATCAATCTGTTTGTCTGCTGTCTCTCCCATATCCTTTAACAACCAAGTTTCCATCTGACCGCAAGTTTGATATTCCACAGTCATATCTCGCCTTGATACAGTTTGCAACTTCTCTCCGCTGCGGCTTATTGATTGTTCCGTCAACGCAAGTCTGTCTGTCTGTCTGTCTGTCTGTCTGTCAAGATTGTGTTGTGGTAATGTGCCGTTGTCAATAAGCTGTTTTATCAGCTTGTCAGCCTTTTCATTGTTGATGTAATACTTTTCATCTACATTATCCTCAAGATAGTCTTTCAGCTTCTTTTTGAGTGGTATAGGCTGTGGAAAATGATAATTGTACTCGCTCAGGAATGAAAACATAAAACATCTTTCACGATTTTGTGCTACACCATAATTCTTAGCATTCAAGTCTTGATAGTAATTTGTGTAACCTAGGCTTTCGAGGAAATCTAGCCACTTTCTAAAGTCGGGCATATTATCCTGACTATGCACTTGTGGCACATTCTCCATGAACAAAATCTGTGGTAATTCTCCGTTACTATCTCTAATTTCTGTTAGTATTCTCTCAACTTCCCACAACAGACCACTTCTTGTACCACTGCCCTTAGACATTCCAGCTTGTTTTCCGGCAACTGATAAATCTGTGCAGGGAAATGAGTAAGTAAGTAAGTAAGTGAATGCATTTGTGTCGCAGATATTCAAATCTTCTGAATGAACCTTTGTTATATCCATTGTAGAAAACTTTGTTCCGTGAACTGCGTTATAGCTTGCAATAGCGTACTTATCAAACTCTACAACTCTGTAATGCTCAAAGTCTGCACCTATACGCTTTAATGCCATTGCTTGGCTGCCGTAGCCTGCGAACAACTCTATCAATCGGATGGGCTTTGTGATACTGATAGGCTGTCGCAAGTAGTCAAATAAGTTCATCTGCGTCATTCCACACCTCCGATAAAATCTTCAATACTCATTTGTGGGTCTTTTGGAAAATTCAACATTTCATCCTTTGCTCTCTGGTAGAAATTTCTATCAATCTCAAATCCGTATGCACTCCTGCCTAATTCGTGTGCAGCTCTCAATGTGCTACCGCTACCACAGCAAGGGTCAATAACTACATCTCCCTCATCTGTGAATATCTGTATCAACTGTTTCATAACACTTACAGGCTTTTGACTAGGGTGTATCTTTGGTATTTCTTTTCCGTCTTTCTCCCATTTAAACCAATTAAATACCATATGTCCTGTACCTCTGATATTCTTTCCGTTTTCATCAACCTGTAAACCATTTCTGAATTTTGGAAGCTTATCTCTGTAAAGTACAAGTGCATATTCCGTAGCACCTACAATTCGCATATTTGCTTTAAGCACCTGCGGGCTGTAATTCTTAATAAATACAAGCGGTATGTAATTTACAAAGCCATGTTTCTTCGCTGCCGCAATCAGTGTTGATAACTGCTCAAATGCGCAAAACACAATCATGCAAGGGCTATTACTGCTTCTGCCCCTTGCTATAGGCTTTGTATCTTCTTTCTTCAACATCTTTGAACAAAAATGGAAGTATTCATACAAATTAAAGTTAAAATCTGAATTGAAAGCCGCCTTTTTCGCAAGTTTACTCTCTCCGTTTTTGTTATTTCCACCGTTATACCACATAGGGTTACTTCCGTAAAAGTTAGTTCCTACATTGTAAGGAACATCAGCAATAATAAGCTGCGCTGGCGGTATTGCATATTTCTTGTAATTCTGCATTGAATCACGATAAATCTCACATTTAATCTTCTTTTTATACATTTTAAATCTGCCAAAAGGAAACCTCGGTTTTATGTCGCGACAACCTATTCCTTTCTGATAAATTAATTAATGTTTAATATTTTCACTACACCACTGCTCTTGTATCTCATCATCGGTCTTATCTCGTCCACGGATGTCGTACCATGCAAGCACTACCTCTGTCAGACCGATTATGCCGAATACTATGAGGGTGGTGTATACTAATGTTGTTGTGTCGGTCATACTATCCCTCGCTTTCTAATAACTCTTTATTTATTATCAAAGATGTTTCCGACAACTTCATATTCAGTATCATATTCAAGCCTGTGCTTATAATATTTTTCGTTAGGAATTGTACATATAATTTCAAAATCTCTAAATGTTATGAGCACATTTCCCTTGCTATTATTTATCTTTACAATATCATTCTCCCAAATCAGCTTGCCGTTCTTATCTTTCAAGCCTGTGCATTGGCAGATGGTGGATGGGTCTACTCTGTACCAATTCTCAAATCCAAGATTTCCGTAACCACGTTTGATATGTTTTGTGAACATATTGCTATTCTTAGTGGGAATTATAATTGCTTCCCATCCATCTGTTGCATCACAGCTTTGAATAAGGTTTCCTTGTACCCATTCTCCATCGTCAACTCTTTTTGATTTGAATAAATATCTATCGTTCATCTAATTTTCTCCTTTCGGCTTTTTGCACCGCTCAAATTCGATAACCCACACCCAAGGATTCGCATTCCAACCGTAGCAGTCAAGGTCGGATTTCTTGATGGTGGAATCCCATATCTGCATAAATTCAACCACTGGCGGTTCAATCCATCCTGTGTTCATGCAATCTGTGCACCCATGCTCTCCTAATGCCACATGATCGCATCTTATGCCTTGTGCACCCTCTCTGAGTGCTCCATTATATGTGATGTCCTGCAACCGCTCCACTCTCACATCCGTAACCTTCAGCCAGATACGTGCTGCTTCTTTCGGCATGTGGATTGACGGGCGCCAAGGCTCGTCTGCATCTTCTGAATTTGCCACGCTTGCCCTGTACCCGTAAAACTCTGCAAAGCGACAGCTTTCTCCTTTTCCTACGCGCTTAATGTATTTATGCCATGTTTCACGAACATAAAGGATATCACCCGGCTGATATGGTGGTGTAATTTTGCCTTGATTTCCGTCTGTATCATATATATACAGTTCTTCACTTACTTCAAAATATCCTTGCGGTTCCGGCTTTACAAGTCTGCGTGTGCAACTCTTTCTTCCGTCCAATATTGCCCGAACCATCTCTGTATTAAATAAAATTGGTTTAATTGCCATCTATTCCACCGCCTTTCACAATCTCGATTGCTTCATCCATAAGCATTTCTTCAGGCTTTCCATGCAGTCGTACACCAGAATTATATTCTTCACTCATTGTTCATCCTCTTTTCTTCTAGACTGTTCCGCTTCTGATTGAAGCCATTTTAATGCTATTTCCTTGTATGACTTATCGCAGTTAAGAGCACAACCTAGTGCAAAGCTATCACAATAATTGGCACAATCAAAATTCAAGTGACCTGTAATAAGTTCCACTAACTCTTCATCCGACATATTCCTTATCCTGTCGGCATTGGTCTGTCTGCTATCGCATTTGCAACAAGGCTCATTGTCTCTTGAATTGCCGTTGTGCTGGCAGTTGCAAAAAATTTTTTCTTCGCTATCATCAAATGCCTTTAAAAACATTTCAGCAATTTCTTTCTCGTATCTACCACACATACCTTTGCAATCAATATCTGCAATAACCCTCGAAAAGAAATCTGTGAATTTGTCAACAATATAATCTCCTGTAAAATCTTTAGGTATGTCAATTACTACTTTCATTTTATCCACCTCTCAATTCTTCCAACTTCTTAAATTAAGTCCACCGCACCTAATGCAATAAAACTTTTTATATCCTCTGGCATATTCACACAAATAACCGCAATGTCCGCAATATTCTCTTCCGCTACTAACTGATATTTTTTTGGGTTCTGACGCATTGTTCCTCTCGAACAACTCTCCGTGTCTGCATCCTGTACAATAACCATAATCTTCTTTATGCTTGCAAATATTACAATCAATCATTGCTACACCTTAATTCTTTCAGTTTTGCTTCGGCTTTTTCTTTTGTGGAAAAATACTTGCGATTTTCCTTGTCAATATCCTCAATCTCGTATATCGCAAGCTCCCTTATAGGTCTTTTCGTAACCATTGCATACTTAGGATTGTTTATATCAATAACGAAATACACATCTTTGCAAGGTAATTTAACAAGTCTGTCCTGTTCCTCTAAGTCCTCATAATCGGCAAGTTTTTTAAGTGCATCACTAATATACCCACATTTTCTTGGTGGAATATTACAATTCCAACATGCGCTACAAGTAGGACAATCTTCGTTTTTGTCTATACTGACACCTAGCTCTGTTCTATATGTTAATCTCTCCATTACTGCTCCTTTTCCGGAAGTTTAGCCAGTTCCCATGGTGTTGCATGCCCCTCGCTACTCCACGATGTTTTCCCACCATTCCAAGCAAAAACGCTTCCATTCTCATATTTTGCAAAATACCTTTTAAGCCATTTGCGGTCGCTGCTATCGTTTACCAGTATCGGTGTATCAACTGCAACTTTTGACCAGTCAACATGCGGTTCAACATATTCGCTCTTCGCCCATTTTATCCTTTTGTTTCCGCAAGACATATCATCAGAAACATTGAATAAACAATCTTTACACTCTGATTTGCCACACGCTATCGGCTCTAATGTTGCTTTGTCGACTGCTATTGTGTCATTGCTACAAGCAATATCCAAAATCTGTTCTGCAAATTTCTCTCTATTTGTCATAGTTTTGTACTCCTTTCCCATAATCCGGCATGTGTTTAAATCTCTCATATACCTTATTGTCTCTGTGTTTTTCCATGTATGCCTTTCGCCTATCGTCTCTCATCTGTTTTATGTGAGCATTTTGAGTGCTGTCGTTATCCCATGCGTAAGTCATTAATCAATCACCTTTATGTACCTTTCATCAACATAATTAACTTCATCAGCAAGGCATTGTGCCACCTTTGGCAACGTCAAGCCAAATTGATTAAATTTATAAAGTGTATCGATTAAATCCCTAAATTCTGCGATAAACTCTTCAATTTCCTTAACCGACAATTTAAACATCAGCTTAAGTGCCGTACACGCTAAAGCCATGTAGCTGTATGCCGTGTCATTTAAGAGCTGTCTCGTGTCGTTTATCGTAAGCGGATTGTTCCTTTGGTAAATTCTAATCAACTGTTGCATTGGGATTAAATTAATCTCTTTCTGCACATCAATGTCGTATCTGACTTTCAAAAGTTCGGCAAGCGTTTCGGTTTTCATTTCTTTTTCGGTCTGCGCCCTTTCAAGGTACTCATTTATGGTTCTTTCAAGCCTTACAATGCGCTTGTTTCCAAATCCATGGTGTAAATACAGTACATAGTAGCCTAAGTCCATAAAGTCTGTGAAAGACCGGCTTACGAGCTTTCTGCGGTTATTGCTGCTTTTCAGCGTAACTCTCTCTGATTTTGTCCATGTAAAATCCGGCTCTTTGTGCTTTTTCTTTGGTTTCAATTTGTTGCTCATATTTCTTCATTCTTTCTTCAAGTTCTCGTTTCGCCCTAATGAAACAGGCTTCGGTAGTTTCTTCTGCGACTTTTACAAGTTCTTTACCGCGCCACCGGATAGTTATTTTTGCTTCTTTGCTATTTGTTCTGTAGAACATTTGCAAGTCATATTTCCTTTGCAGTGGTCGGTAAAAATCGTAAAAATCTTTCAAGGTGTCCATTGTGGACTCCTTTCTTTCATCTTCTGCCGTGCCAAGTTTGCCTTTTCACAAGTTGCATTCTTAACGTTCTGCTGATAGTGCTTTTCACAGACCTTATATCCGGGCTTTACCGGATTATCGCAGAAAAAGCATAGTCCTTGTTCATATCTGCTGGTTCTTTCAGGCATTTTAACTCGCGCTCTTCTCATTGTTTCCCGGCAAAATGCGCAAGTGGTATGTCCCGGGTCTGCTTTCCTCTTACGACAGCGTGTGCATATGCCATTTTTCTTGTCTTTTTCGTATCGTGCTTTTCGCCATGCTTTTTGTCGCTCATTGTATTTTTCAACATCAGCAGCACGTTTCTTTGACATGGCTTCGGCTGATTTTGCCCTACACTCAACACAGCTTTTTTCGTCACCATACAGCAAGTTTTTGCCACATCTAGGGCAAACACCAACTGCCTGTAATTTTTTATAAAGCTCTCGTCCATATGCTGTGCGTTTGCTGTTACATGCCGTACAAACCACACCTTCTCTATCAAGTGGCTTTCCACAAAGTACGCAAAGGTTGCTAGCTTTTCGTTCTTCATATCTCTGTCTGAAATACTTGTCTTTTATCATTTTTCGCTAGGAGTAAAGCCAGCTTTAATTGTGCGCACAAACCTCTTTACCTCCTATCTTTTCACGATACGTTCTTTTATTTCTTTTGGCATTGGAATACCTTTAATCGGCTTATTTTGGCTTTTATTATCTTCAAGCGATAATTTTATCGTCTGTTGATTTTTAGAGCTGATTTGAGCTGAATACGAGCTTTTATTGGTACTTTCAATCAATGCCTTTATATCCTTTGGCGTTCTTTGATACTCCTTCGCTCGATTAACAACTGTCCTGTAGGTTCTCATAAAGTTTGACTGTACTACGTTTTCAATACTCTTGCTGTCCGTCAGTGCCCAGTTCCTAAGATTATCAGGACTCCCGACAGCCTTTTGTACAAGTGGTGGTAGCTTATTAAATTCTTCAACTGCACCATAATAACCATTTCGTAGTGCCCTGCTAACAAGCATCCATGCTTCCATTTCGTTAAGCTCCTGTGGGGATTGAACCTCATGCAGTTTGTTAATTAGCTGTCCGATGCTCGGCGCAAATCCGCTCGTATCGGAATGCACGTAAGTTTTTAATGCTATAGATATTTGGCTGTAGCTGTATTCTTCCAACATCATATTCCAAACATCTACTGTCTCTGATAAATTACTCGGCTTATAATTGGGGTAGCAATCACACATTATGCGAATGATTTCAACTGTCTCGTCTCTTGTCATTTCTCCACCTCATACATTATCCCAATCAATAGCACCCTTGTTAGCTGAATGTGGCTCATTGTCCTTTAGTGCAAACAGTCCTTGCCAACAATGGTCTACTGACTGATTAAGAATTTTAACTGCCAAATCGTTATCGCCCTTTGAAAGTCTCTCGATAGTGTTCATAGCTCGGTGTAATGCCATGTCGGTACATATTGGCTTTTTGATTTTTTTTCTCATTGTCAAATATTCCTGAAAAGCACTCTCCAGCATTGCATCATCAGGGTAGTAGACAGTTTTCTTTTTAGATATTGATTTATCAATATCTTTTTCTTTTATATCCTTACCTTTACTATCCTTAACTATACTATTCTTATCTATACTTACCTTACCTATACTTTCCTTACCTACGGATACATCTTGTATACATTTTGTATCCATTTTGTTTACATCAAGCGTATATGCCTTATTTTTCTTTAATCCCAACATTGATTTTTCTTCAACATAATCAGTAGGTCTGTATCTGTCAGTCTGTATGTAATTGTGCATTTTCCAATGCTTAATCACAATTACACCGCTTTCGAATAAGAGCACAAACGATTTTGCAAGTAATAGTTTAAAATCATCATCGGAAGCACCGCACATTCGCTGTATTTTCTTAGGATTATTAACAAATCCATCATCGTCAGCATTCATAGATAGGTGAAAATAAAGCATTTGAGTACTGCTCGGCATATCGAGAAAAGCGTCACTTTCAGTTATTTTCTTAGCAAACATTCTACGTTCTGCCATTTAATTAATCTCCTATTTTCTTCAAGTTTCGGTTGATGTATTTTAATCTTTTTCCTCAAAATTCACGCAAGGAACATCAAGTAAGCAACCGCACTTTTCGATTTCTTCCGCTCCCCAATATGTCTTGTATCTGTAAGAGTTTTTACATTTAAAGCAGAAATTCTTGCCACCATTCAGCTTGTAACTTGTCTTTTCGTACTCTAACTTTTTACCAAGGCTTTCATTTATCCTTTTGAGTTCCTCAACCTTTTTCTGCGATTTCTCAAAATCTTCAATGAGTTTGTTGTATTTCTTCTTACTTAAAATCTTCATTCTGAATCACCTACTTTCACACAATCGCTTACAAGCATATCTGCCTTGATTAGCTCATAAATAACATCAAGATATGTCCTGTGGTCTCTGTATCGGCAATTTGCGTCTTTGTGTATTCTTGGGTCGTTATCTCTCCAATCATTAACATCAAAAATCGCATTGCTCACAAAAAGCATTTTCATGCCTCTTGCAACGCAAAGGTAATAACAACCGCCCTTACCATATTCGCCCTTACATTTCTTAAATCCAAATTTTTCAAATTCTTTAGCTTCCACTTTCGGAATCAACATTGTTTTCACCTACTTTCAATAAATCCATAAACTTCTTATACTGCCTCTGTGATACTTTGTTATGCTCTTTTTCGGGCTTTAAGCGGATTATAAGGTGCTTTTCAGCGATAGAGGATAATTCCCTCGCTAACACCTTTTTGCCTTGCTGTATGCCTTGCATATAGCCTTTAGGTGCTTTTCTCTCACCAATTGAACCACTAGCACGATTTTCTCCTTGACCGCCTAAACTGACATTTCTAAGCTGATAGCCTTTATCGGCATATAGCTTAATGTAATACTTCTCTTTTTCGTCAAGCTGACTTTCGGGAAAATTCAGAAATTCAACTCGCCAACCATAAGGATTTTTCCCTTTGTCATACAGCTTGTGCTTGCGTAAGCTAAGGTCTATATGCTGTTCATAGCCTACAAGGTGGCTTGCCAATCTGCTAAGTGTATGTATCGCCTGTCCGACATACGCATACTTAAATCCGTTTTCATCTTCTCGAATCAAGAAGTATATTCCGCTTTTGTCATTCAGCTTTGGATTCAGTTTCAACAGTCGCTTTTTATTTTCCTGTTCTATTGCCTTGGCTCTCGCTATGTTCTGATAATTCAATGTTTCCACCTCTCTTCACAATATTAATTGCCGTCTGCATAGTAACCTCTTTTATAGCGCACCGGAACACAGTGTCCGTATCATCAGTCCCAAGAGCTTGTGCTTTGTATTTCTGTTGTTCTGCCTCTAACTCTTCTACAACCTTATCTACATCATAAGCGGTCGGATATTTATCCAGTAATAGCAATACTGTATTTGTGTTGAGCAAAGTTCCATTACTTAAAGTAACTGATTCTAAATCTTTCTTTAGTGCATCCGCATCAATTAGTCCCATTCTTATCACGCTCCAATAATATACATTCAGTTTCAAAAAGTTTTTCAGATACAGCGGTTGAATGAACCCTATCCTCAAATTCCTTGATAAAATCTCTGTATGCTTTTTCTCTCACTTCTCGGTCATGCTTGGTGCAATCAAGCTTATCAAATGAAACAGCGACTCTTCTGACGGAACTGTAATTTGGCACATCAGGATTAAGATTTATGTATCTTTCACTGCATATTGGTATAATGCCGTTTTTCTGCAATAATTCTGCAATCTGCGATGTAAATGCTCTTGTAATTACATGCTCTCCCCGGTCAGCTACTTCCTTTGCAATGTTCGCAAATATTTCGTTTGTATAATCCATTATTTTTCCTTTCTAGGACAGCCGTTATTGACTGCCCCATAATCAATCGACTCTTAGTTAAATGGTAATTCCCCGTCAATACCATCAGGAATTGACATAAAGGAATCTGAATCAGCACTTGGACTGTTTCTACCTATAATTCCATTACTATTGTTCTGTTGATTGGCACGGCTTTCGCAAAATTCGTGTCTTTCAACTACGCAATCATTAGTGTAGATTTTTCGTCCATCCTTGTTAGTGTAGTTGCCGGTCTGCCATCTGCCCTCAATGATAATCTTAGTTCCTTGGTGTAAATACTTCTCTGCAAACTCTCCATTCTTGCCAAATGCGATACAGTTAATAAAGTCTGCCGCCTGTTCGCCCTCTTTCTTAAAAGCTCTGTCAACAGCTAATGTGTATCTTGCTACCGCCATACTTCCGTTTGCTGTCTGTGAATATCTAACATCAGCATCCCTAACAACTCTCCCCAAAATTATCACTTTATTCATATTTTTTCCTCTTGCTTTCTGAAATTCGTTTTCTAGTTTCTTCACTTCTTTTTTGCCCTGTATGATGATATATTGTGTGTGCTGAATTTGTCATCATACATAAATTTTCAATTCTGTTATCATTTTTTTATCCCGTTCAAATGATGTATGCAACAATTTCGTGGCACTTCTATTCCTGTGGCTTTTTCATAAACTACGATATGTTCCATAACGTACCCGCCTTTATCTGCTCTTTTATGTTCCGGCATTAATATTTGTATATATCCTTTGCTTGTTCTCCTAACACCGCCATTCCAATTACTAGCATTTTTACCACTTTTAGCCTTTGACCTGTTCAAAAACTTAATTTCTTCATCTCTCTTTAAGTTAAGCGAATAAGCTTTTTTATAGATTGCCAAAAATGTTTTATTAGGAAATAAGGCGATTAATTCATCATTTGTTGAGCAAGAATATTTATCTTTTAATAAAAGGACTTCCTCCTCACTCCATTTGAAATTCATAGTCATTATCTCCTTTCTAAAACGGACACTCATTAGGATTAGTAAGTAGCCATTCCTTATTACGCTCTGCAACATCTACATTCGCGCCATAAGCAACTTTTTTCATCTTCTCGATAAAACTATCACTATCAGAATTTTCACTTGACAAATGGCACATAATGACATTCTGCAAGCTATCTGAATAATTTGCCTTAACAAAATCACAAGCTGTGTCAATACTTAAGTGCCCTCTGAATACATGATTAGCTTTGCCTGTGTTGCCTCTGTTGATTAAATCCTTGTCATAATTCACACCTAAAAGAATGTGGTTTATGTCTTTAAACTTCCACTTGACAACCTCACAATCGGTTATGTAAAGCATTCTTCCCATTTCCTTGTGAGTTATTAGAAAGCCATATATCGGGCAAGGTTCACCATTTGCGTTTGTGTGTGTCCAATTTCCGTCTATTGTTGTTAAATCAAAGGGCTTTACTGTAAATCCACCCATATTCATTGATTTACAACTATCGCCTAAATATGGGGCAAGTATTGGTATTCCCATTGGCTTAAAATCGTTTAATGACTTGCTGTGGTCTAGGGTAGGTGGGTGTGACTTATAATCACACCCTTTATCCCCCTTATGTGCCAATCTAAGCCTTTCTTGATTTCCTTAATCGGTATTCCGCAATCAAGGATAAGTGTTTCTCCACTGTCGGAAGTTAGCAGATAACAATTTCCGGCTGACGATGAGCCTAAGCATTTAAGTTTCATCTTCGTCACCACCTTTGGACTCGTTTAAATATTTGACACGCAATTCATAAACAGTTTTGCAAAGGGTATTACAAATTTCATTGGCAATTTCCCCTTCGTTTGCTAAGTGTCGAACATAACTCTTACCACAAATATAGCAAGTGAGTTTTCTTATAAGTTCCCACATAGACCACGAAGTAGCACTGTCAATAACCGTTCTCATCAATCCGTCTTGCCTTTTTCCGTCAACAGTTCTCTTGACAAACCAATATTCTCTTGGTTCTTTAAGCGTTGTGGCAACATCTTCTCTTATCACTTTACCCTTTAGTGATTTTTCCACTTCTTCAAGGATTTCCGATTTTAACTCTTCTTTTTCTTTCTCTGTCATAAGGTCACACCTCGATTTCATCATCCTGTGGGAACTGAAAATAATTCTGCGTCATCTTGTTAAAAACAGTTCCCGGCAAAACGCTTACAAATTGAGTGCCTTTTTCGGTATTTATTATTGTTTTAAGAAAGTTAACACCCTCATTATGCTCTCTAAGCATTTCCATAGCCTTATACGCTTTCTCTTTGGAAGAGTACTTGCCTAATACGTATTTCTCTCCATTGTATAGTGCTATAACGCTCTCCATTGCGTGGCACACAACTATCTGTTCATAAGGCAAATCAACATTGCCATGCTGTGATATTACTCTCATATCAATCCTCCTCACTCTGCATGAATGGTGGTAGTTCCTCTGACTGCTTGTCGGCTGTGTCGGTTGCCGTAGTGTCAACTACATCAGCCTTATCTTCTATAAACTCAACAGTATTAGCATTTTCGGCAATTTCAGCCTGTGCAACTTGATATACCTCATCCATTTCAACCTGTGCCTGTCTTGCCATTGGGTCATAATTCTTTGGATATTTTCTCGTTGCATTGTTGCACATTTTTCTCTGTATCATGCTCTCCGGAGTATCAAGCCAAGCACCGCTTATAAACGGCTTTGCAATCTCACATTCAAGCATTTCATCTACTGTCGTGCAACCTCTCAAAGCATTAAGAATTTCTTCTTTTTTGGCTTTAATTTCGCTTTTTTGCTTTGGTGTGGCATCCCATTTATCCTTGCAAATACCAAACGTAACATTTAACAAGTTTTGCTTAACATGAGCTAAAAGATTTACCTTTACGCTATTTCTGTCTGCTGTTAGATAAGTAATAGTTCCGTCTAACAACTTAACAGGATATACAACCCTTACTGCTTTATCAGACAATCCTTTTTCTTCCCACTCCGGCTCCGTAACTGTAAGTCCTTTATGCTTAGGCGGAATATATACATCTCCCTCATGTATTACCCAATACGGATATACCTGTTTAACATCTTTTCCATAGTTGGCAAGCAAAGAGTCATAGCCTGCGCCCTCAATTCCCATTTCAACCTGTTTCTGCCATATATCCTTGTTTGTCTGCGGGTCAACTCCCACCTTTACATTTCTTAACTGAAAATAGCACTCTCTTGGATATGCGCTCGCATTTAACTTAAGGCTTGCGCAACGCTTTATGATACCTCTTAAATTGCTTGTATCAAGGTTTCTCATATTAATCTTAGGGTCGCTCTTGACAAGGTTGAAAATGCTTGTCATGGCTTCCATAGCGCACTCTTTTGCGTAATCGTCCATATCCATTCCAACAGCCTTATAATCATTGATGATAAGCCCTGTCATTGTATTGCTCCACTCACTTAGGGAAGTGGTAAATGCTTTCTTTTCCGCAACTGCTGTATTCTCTGCCATAATTAATCCTCCTAAACCTCATTAAATGCCTGAACCGCAAACAGCTCATTAGGTGTCTGCTTGAATAGAACTCCGTCAGATATTACTGTATACATATATCCGTCATACTTAAGCTCTACAGTATGTTTCTTACCGCCCATATAATAGTTTCTCTTCTTAATAATCATTTCTATACCTCCCATAATCCAAGTAACTTTTTGAGTTCTTCTTTCATTCTCTCGGTTTCTTCTCTCATTTTCTTGGCTTCGTCGCTTAACTGCTCCCTGCTTTTATCAGCAAGTCTAATTACCATTTTGTACTCTTCCTCTGAAAGTTCCTCTTTGAGCGCATGTAAAACAGTAAGCGCCTCTGCCATAATATTGCTTCTTGTACCTCTAAATGTAACTTCTCCGTCTTTTGCTTTAATCATCTCTATACCTCCATATTTTCAATCACAAGCTCTTTGTCCTGTGTATGCTTCAACATAATCAACTGGTTATCAATCTGTGGTATTCTCCAATCGTCAACGCTCTCTGTATCATCAATGATAATTGGGAAATTAACACTTGCTGCTTTCTGAAAAGCTCGGCATATGTCAACTTCTGTCAGCATTCTTGCGCCATGATTGAGATTTCTTGCATATGCTTCGCCATTGTAAACAAAGTCGCAAAATTCCTCGGTATCACCATTTAAGAGCGGTCTGAAAAGCTTTGCTGTGGCAAAATTCAGGTACTTATTTACATCAGCCTGTAAGAGTTCATTCTTCTTGCGAGTAAACTCTTTGAGTAAATCAAGTTTTCTCTCCCAATCGGCAATCTCCTGATTAAGGTCGGTTCTCTTTGTTTCAAGGTCAGCTATGCTATCATCTATACGCTTGTTATTTGCCACACCAAGCTCAATCTTTGTATCAACCGATGAAACTTGCTTTAACAGTTCGTTTCGCTCATTTTTGAGCTTTCTGATAAGCTCCGATGTATCGTTTTCATCTGCAAGAGCTTTCTCTTTTTCCTCGATTTTAGCTTTAAGTGCCTGATACTCACTGTTGCCTGTCATATCAACATCAGTAGGTACCATTCCAAGCTCTTTAGCGATGTTATCACGTTCAAACTCGTCAGCAACAGTATCACGCTTTTCTGTCAGCTCCTTAAGTTCTGCTTCAAGGTCAGCTATTTCTTTCTTCTTATCCTCAATAGCCTGTTTGAATTCCTTGCTGTCATTTGATAATGAATTACCCTTATCCTCAAGCTCTTTAAGCTTCTTCAATTTTTTATCACTAAAATCAGTTCTCAAACTCTCTATTGTATCTTCCGGCAATCTCTGACCGCACATCGGACAATTAACACTGCTTTCATCAAAGGAAAGCGCCTTTGCTTTTTTCCAGTCAGCACGTACCTTTGCTAAGTCTCTTGCGCAATCTTCAATCTCTCTTTCAGAGGTTTTAATGCTAGTCTTTCCGGCTCTTATCATTGACTCTGTTTTGCGGATTGAAACATCGAAGCCGTCAATCTGTAACTGTAGTTCCATGCGCTTTTTCTGATTGTCGGCATTGGCTTTTCTCTCCATATCTGAAAGCTCAAATTTAAGGTTCATAATGTCCTCTGTAGCTTTCTGCTTATCCTCTAAAATCTTGTTGTAGTCGGACAGCTTATCTTCAATTTCCTTAAGCTGTGGCTCATAGGTTTTCTTTTGCAATTCAAGCTCTGCAAGGTCTGTATACTCATTGGTAGAATGAATTGTATCAATCCTTGTTGAGATTTCGTCTCTTTCCTTGACAAGTCCTTTTGAGCCATTCCTACCACCTGTGCCGTTCAGCTTGCCACGGCATACTTTTTTGAGCTGGTCTACATCCCCATCGTCAAACATTGGCTTAAGTTCGGCAAACTGTGGAAACATATCGCAGATTTCTTCATCAGTATGTGTTCCAAAATAGCTTGCAAGCGCTAATCTCTGCTCTGCCTGTGACTTGTTAAGCAGTGTCATGGCATTTAAGCAAAATGGTAATACTCCAAGCTCTGCCATGTTGTCATTGATGTACTGATTGTAGTCTGCCATTTTGTAAGGTACATCATTGATTGAGTAATCAGTAACACTGCCTGTAATCTCGCCCTTTTTGTTGCGTTTCTGCCTTGTGATTTTTTTCAAAGTCTTTGCTTTTCCGTCAATCTCGAATGTAACAGCTCTTACAATGTCAACATCGTCAATCTCGACTCCGTTTTCATCATGTGGTCTTATGCCTGTAATCTCTCTGTCATTCTCATCGTGGCAATTCAGTACATCAAGAATAATTCTCTTAACTGTTGATTTGCCGACTTCATTCTGACCGGACAATACAGTTTTCATTGAAAAATCTGTGTCTAATGTGTTTTTGCCATAGAATTTACAAAAATTCTGCGCAAATACATGTGTAATCTTCATTGCGTTTCCTCTCTTTCTATTTGTTTATGGTTTTTAAAATCAAATTTCCGTGTAGGCTTGATTTTTTAACTACTCTTAAGTATGAGTCCGACTCCGATACAAAAAGCCACTCGCTCGCCACGTAATGAGCCTTGTTGAGCAATAGCTTCTGCTCTCTTGTTAATGGTTTCAATCGGTATCTTGTATCACCCAGCCTAATCCGTCTTACATTGTCGCTCATTTAGTTTCTCCATTTCTTTATCTAGTAGCGCTTGAAAGTCAAATGATTTGTCCTCGTGCCGTTTAGCTCGATATAATTCTTGTAGGTAATCGTTAGCACTCTGACGTTTCAATTGGCTACCAATCGCAGTAGATGTCAAGATTTCCATTTCCGCTCCCCTCGTCATATACAATCCCTTGTATGCCAACAGGAGTATCAACTACAGTTCCGTGTGGTAAATCATCACTTGCAATCACAACGTATTCGTTTTCATCTACAACAAGCCCATGCTCATTTAAATGTCTGCCCGGAATATTTAGACCACCTCCAGGTAACACTCTCTGCGAGTACCACGTATAAGTGTAATCGCCGTATCTGACTCGCCCCAACTTCCTAAATCGGCTACAACTGTATTTCTTACGGCAAGTTGGAACTGTTGGCTCCTCATAAGTCTGCTCAACTACAACCGGCTCATTCTGAACTACTGTCGGTTCAATCTTCCCTAGCATTACGCTATTTAAATAGGAAGAAACACCGGCTGTCAGTTCAACTTTGCTATCTGCTTTCGTTACCATTGGCTTTAAGGTCATAGTTCCAATTATTGAAATTGATAACATCAATATCAGTTTTCTTTTTCTCATGTGGCTCGCCCTCCTCTATGAGACATATTGCAATCAAAATCAGCCAAAATACTGTTACGATTGCTCCAACGATAATACTCGCTGTCTTAATTCCGTATGCCACCGATAATCCAAGGAAAAATACAAAAGCTAATGCTCCGAAAATCGAATAGCCACAGCCTACACAGAATTTTTCTTTTAAAGTTCTTTTTCTCATACAATCACCTCGCTATGCAAAACTCTGTTGAGCGTTTGCGTCCTGAATAAGCTCATCAAGATACTTAGGCACGACATAGCAATCAATGAACTCATGCACATCGTCTATATACTTCCTCTTGATACTCTTATAAGTAGATACGCAACCATACTCACGCTTTAGCTGTGTCCATATATCAGAAAATGTCTTATGTCTGATACTGTTATCCCTGTATGCTTCGCTCTGCTTGCCACCAAGGATATTTACAACTCTGCGTTTAACGTGCTGTTGTATCTCATCAATATCGCAACTGTAAAGTGGTACATTTTCCTTAAGCTCGCTCACATCGTCTTTGATGTCGTTTACTTTCTGCTCTAATTCTGTATAGCCTTGTGCCAAAAGCTGTATCTGACCGCCTGTTGTCTTTGGCATACCATAGCTGCCTGTTTTTCTGATTGACGGAAGTACTTCATCCATTACCCACCGCTCAAATTTCTCTGCACTAGGCAATTTTGATTTCATAATGAGTCGGTATAAATCTCCCTCATTTATGTATGACATAGACTGCACTCCACTAGATGTAGGGGTGTCACGTTTCGTTACTCCCTTGCAATGGTCATTAACTGCCTTGCGTGGATTTGTATATCCAAGTGCGGTTGCTACATCTGTTGCTACAAAATATGGCTTTCCGTCAATTTCTGTCATTCGGACTTCTCCGAACTCTTCATTATTGAAAATTTGTAAATCGTTCATGTTTTCTCCTTTCTGTGGTATAATCCTCTTATTCTAAATAAGAAAAGAGGTGAGAAATATGTTTCTGAAATTTCAAATAACTTGTGCTTGTCATAATAGATATACTGTTAATGAAGATATATCTGCTGACAAGATTATTTGTCCTAACTGCGGTAAAGAATATCCTAGTTCTGCCAAACTTCTTGATATTCTTAATACTGCTAAAGAAATCCCTAAAGGTGACTTAATGTCAGAGGAATTTCCAATAAGGGCTATTTCGGAGAATGAAGATATGAATACGACTCTACATTAATCTTCATATACTCTAAGAAACCCTTGATTTGCGAAACGGACAGATTATGTTCGGCAAGTATTTTTTTTACTTCCCTTGCCATTTCGGCACATTCCTGTCCGTTTTCTCTCATAAACGTCATGAAGTTTGTGCCATCTATGTCGTTTCCAAGTTTTTGATTTAACATAGGTATTAATTCCATTCGTTACTCCTTTCCCTCTAAAGTCTTTGGTTCCAAAAACTTATCCGCACCAACTGATAACGCTCCGCAGATTAACTCATACTCGTTGAAGTCTAATCTTCTGTTGCCATTGAGTGATAAATTCAACTTCTGAACAGGAATACCTGTCTTGCTGGCAACAAAAGTCTGCGTAATGCCGTTATCCTCTAAGTAAGTTTTAATTTTCTGTCCTACGCACATATTCTTTTCTCCTTTCTGTTTTGTTTCGGTTTTACCGAACAACTGTATTATAGTTTCGGTATCTCCGAATGTCAAGAACTTTTTTCGGTTTATCCGAAATTTTTTTCTTGACTATCCGAAACTTTTATACTATTATCAATATTAGAAAGGAGGTATTCATATATGACTTTTGGTGAGAAAATAAAAACTGCAAGGATTTCTAAGCACTACACTCAAAGACAACTTGCAGAATTAATAAATGCAAAGCATAATTCAATTAGTGATTGGGAAAAAGATAAGTCCAAGCCTGATATGGACACAGTAGAATTGATATGTGGTGTGCTTGATTTAAGCCCCGGATATTTAATGGACAGTATAAAGACATCTGCCCCAAGCTCCGAGCTGTCGGACACATATACCGAGCTTATAGAGTTATACTCAAAGCTATCGGAAGATAGTCAAAAAGCTATAATGCAGATTTTGAGAAATTTAAAATAAGGGGGATTTATTATGTATGTAATACTTTTAGTGATTATGCTTGTGGGATTGTTTGTTTTACTTGAAAAATTAGTAGATATAGATAATAGTAATAGTAAGAATACAAAGTATAATGAACAAGGGCAGAAGTGTTGTCCATATTGTGGCTCGACACATTTTCAGTATGCCGGTCAACAAATTTATGGTGCTCGTCCCGAAAAGACGAAAACTAGGTACACGGCAAATCTAAATCCACTCCGACCTTTTACGCTTGTTAATAAAAAAGAGAAGGTTGTGAAAAAGGCAAGAAGCGGATATGCCGTTGACGAGTTTATCTGTTTGAATTGTGGAAATCGTTTCAGATAAATCCTTTTGTAGAGGTAGGTTTTTCCTACCTCTATTTTTATCCCCACCGCTTGATTGCCGACTTTATGAAGCCTAGCAAAAAGTCGAGCAGTTTTTCATTTTCAATGCTATCAATTAGTTTCTTTATTTCATCCTTATATTCCATACAATGCCACCTCCGATACATCAATTATAGAACATTTGTTCTTAAACGTCAATATTAGGACGGCAGAAAAATCCACCGCCCTACCGAAACTTGAAGAGTTCTCTTATTTGAGAACATCATTACTGTAGCGCTTTAAAGTGTTTTATTATGTCGAAATATGCCGACTATACAACTTTTTGTGAAGTAATGTACTCATATTCCTCTTGCGATATTTTACCGCTTGCTACTCTGTCGAGTAGTTCTTCCTTGGTTACTCTGTCACTCTCGTATAGCCTTTTAAGGCTTTCAACTAAAATTCTCATATTAAAGTACCCCCTCATCCATTAACTGCCTTGTATAGTTGTCTATTGCTTCCTCATCGGAGTGTTCGTTAATCTCTTTTGCCTGTTCCATTGCAATAAGATACTGTGAGTATTCGTCCTGTGTCAGCTCACGCTCCTCGTACTCCCAATGCTTGGGCTTGTAAGTAAAATCGTCCTCACTCCCTGTTGCTTCAACCGATTTAATGTTTTTTCGCTGATAAACGATATTCGGAGAAGATGTTGTGTCAATGTCAAGCGGTTTATCCGATTGCATACTTTCTACGAGCTTGTATTCTGTCATATTCAATACACCTTGCCTTTCTGTCTGTTGTTGGAATTTTGTGTTTTAGTTTTCCAAAATCTGTAAATATTTTAATAGTTGCAAGCTATTTGTATGAAAGAGAAGCTCCGATGTGCCACCCCCAGGCACTATCCGTTTTGCTCAAGTCCATGTGGAACGCGCCACAATGCCAATTGTAGGCCAGGCGGCCACCGAAAAGAGCAAAGGCTATAATTGCAATCTTGAACTGACAGCCGTCAGGATAATAGGTCGATGACGAGCCTGTAATCACTGTCGGGAACATGCCTAATGCCGTATACAGCATATCTCTGATATATCCACCGCTTGTACCACTAGGAGTCGAATTAGGTATCTCGATATAACCGGTTCCGTCAGTGTTGTAATTAGTTGCACTGCTTCCATCTTTTGTTGACGGAGACAACTTGACTTTTGCTATACCATTAGCAAGGATAAGTCCGGCTGTTCGTCTCCACTGATTGCCGTAGTAATTCTCCATACCAAACACTTTAACTCCGGCTCCTCCGGCATTCTCACCCCAAAATAGTCCTTTGTCGTTCATTGTGCCAGTCTTAAGAAGGAAGTGCTCGCCGTCGGCAAGGTCGCTCATGCCTCGACCGAATACATCTTGTGTGTCGGTAGATTTTCCCATGATAATAAGCAAAATATTAATCAAGAGCCTATCAACGTACTGCTCGATTTCATAGCCTGTACCATTAGCTCTTGCATATGCCATTTCTTGACTGGCTGATTTTGATTTAATAACTGTTTGACCGCTTATTGAGCGTAACTTATTGTTGCTGTCAAGCGAGCCGTTATAAATAGGCGTATAAAAATGAGATTTTTCGTTGCCGTTAATGTCGATAAAATTTAGATTTTTAAAATCTTTATCAGCTTGGTAGTTGGCAACATAAAGGCTTGCACTGTTTGGATTGCCTTTGTCGGGTTCAATTTTCCACCATATAATGTCTGTGCCATTGCCCCATTCCATCATAGCATTTCCATCGTAATCAATGCTTGCTACATCTGACGCACCGCCATCTATTTTTTTAGTCAAGTCATTCTCGTTGAGGTAATAGTCAACCTGTCCATTCGTTTTGAGCATACATGGTTTTGGCATAAAAAAGGCATTCGCCCATGAGCCGTAATCAAAAGTTCCGCTTGTAAAATTCATCTTTGCTGGAGTCATGCCTACTGCGTCTGCTAAATATCTGACTCTTGTTTTCGGGTTACTATCCGCACCATTAATGTGAACACCATAAATAACTCTTCCCTCGCTTAATTTTGTGCCAAGGGCTTTAATGCTCTCAACAATTGCTTGCCCCGTTGTGTCTGATATAATGTCTATTCCGCTCATATTAGTCCTCCTTACTTACGTTAAGCAGTCCGGTGCTTGTCACGGAAAAAGTAATACCTCTTCCGTTTGCTTTCTGCTCGACTAGTCCGGCTTGTTGTTCTGCTCTTTGTGCAGCTTCATTTGCAGCCTTTGTAGCTGCGTTTGCTTGACTTACCGCCGTATCAATCTTTCCTGAAACTTGTGCGACCTCGTTTGCTTTTTGTGAAGCGGATTGTGCTGATTTTTGAGCCTGTGAAGCAGAATCGCTTGCCGAGGTGGCTTTTTCTGTCGCAGTTTG